ACGGTGGAAGAGTGCCGCGCCGAGCGCAATCCCACGGGTTCGACCGAGGACGCCGAGAAGGTCAGGGCCGCCAAGCTCGCCGCTCTCAGCCAGCCGGTGCAGGGCGAGAAGCAGCCGGCCGGTGCACCCGCCCAGATCGCCATCATCTCCCCGGCTCAGGCTCAGGAGTTCGCGGAGGTGTGTACCTCGCTCGGCCTCGACGACGAGACGGTGGCGCGGCTGGTGAAAGCCGGTGGCGCGGAACGCTACGACCACATGCAGGCGCAACTGTTCGACACGGTCCTCAAGATGGCGAAGGCCAGCAAGCCCAAGGGGGCCAAGAAATGACGCGCCGCCTGAAGTCTGTTCAGATAAAAGATATCAAGGGCATCGAATCGCTCGCCTTTGAAACCGGCGCCGTGACAGTCCTGCGCGGCCGTAACGGCGTCGGTAAAACTTCAGCCATCGACGCCCTCCTCGCAGTGTTTGAAGGGGGCCACGATCCCGGTCTGATTCGCGCCGGGAAGAAGGAGGGATCGGTCCTCCTCTCGCTGGACGACGGCGTCACGATCCGCAAGACGATCAAACCCGACAAGTCCACGCTCGAGGTGAGGACTGCGGATCGCGGGAAGGTATCGGCAGAAGCAACCTACGTCAAGAAACTCGCCAGCGGTCTCAGGTTCAACCCCGCGGCGTTCATCTCGATGACCGGCAAGGAACGGGCCGAGGAGTTATCGAAGGTCATGCCGGTCAAGTTCACCGGCCAGGAAGTCAACGAGGCCAGCAACGAGTTCATCCTGAATCCCCAGGAGGTGATCGACCAGCGCCGCTTTACCGAGATCCGCGATGGCCGGTACGCTTCCCGCACCGAGGTGCGCCGGGACCAGGAGGCCGCCGAGGGTTTTATCATTGAAACCGAGAAGAACCTGCCGGTAGGCTCCAGCGCCTCCTGGACCGGCGTCGTCGACATGCTCAGGACCCAGGTGGGCGAAGCCAAGGCCGGCCTTGAGCGCGAGATCGCCGAGGTGGACCGCCGCGCCATCGCTCTCGTCAACGCCAAGCGGGACAGTCTGGACGCGAAACTGGCCGTGCTGAAGAAGGAATACGACGCTGCGGTGGCGTCGTACAACTGGCAGTACAACGCAGACCAGGCCGAGATCGTCAAGGCTGCGGACACCGAGAAAGCCGCGATCCGCGAAGCCTCTGGCGCCCAACTGGAGGATCTGACCCAGAGCCTCGGCCAAGCCGAGCACGCCCTCTCTGACCAGAACCGCGTCGAAGGCCAGCGCACCCAGCTTGAGAAGATGCGGGACTCGGCGCGGCACTTACAAAAGCGGTGGAACCAACTGGATACCGCGGTGAAGGGCCTGGACCGGCTGAAGTCCGAGAAGCTAGCCACGCTGCCGATCCCCGGCATCGAGGTGCGGCTCGGCGAGAAGAACCTGCCCGAGGTCTACATCGAAGGCGTGCCGTGGGAGCACGTCAACAAGTCGAAGCAGTGCAAGGTGGCAATCACCATCGCGGCTCAGGCGCTCGGCGAACTGCCGCTGATGGTGTTAGACGAGAGCGAAGTTCTGGACGCCGATTCCATGAAGCTCCTGATCGACGCCGCCAAGGAGCTTGGCCTTCAGATCATCATGGCGCGGGTCGAATCGGGCGCCGATCTACAGGCGGTGGAGGCTTGATGAAGCACGAGGAAATTCCGATCAGCAAGATCAAGATCGGAAATCGCCAGCGGATGGACGCAGGAGACATTGAGGGCCTCGCCGCCAATATCGCCGAACTGGGTCTGCTCCAACCTATCGGCGTCGACCGCTACTACCAACTCATCTTTGGCGGCCGGCGGCTGGAAGCGTGCCAAATCCATCTGAAATGGAAAAAGATCCCGGCGGTCATCCTGGATATCGATTCAGTGCTGGCGGGCGAGTACGCCGAGAATGAGTTCCGCAAGCAGTTCACGCCGAGCGAACGCGCCAAGATCGGCGAAGCCATCGAGAGAGAACTGGGCAACCGGAAGGGAGTCAACCTGCGCTCGGTGGTAGGTGCAATTGCCGCTACCGGCAGAACGGTAACCCTCGCCGCCCAGCGGGCCGGCTTCAAGAGCGCGGAAACATTCAAACGCGCCAAGGCAGTGGTTGCCAAAGGAGTACCGGAACTCCGCGCGGCAATGGATAGCGGCAAGGTCTCCATCGACGCCGCCGCCAAGATCGCCTCGCAGCCCAAGGATGAACAGAAGCGCATCGTGGCGATGCCGAGGGAAGATCAACGCGAGATCGTCAATCGAATCCGCAAGACCAAGGCAGACAAGGAAAAAGACGAGCGCCGCGCGTTCGATATACGAGTATTCCGCGGACTCGCCGAAGCGGTCGAAATAATCTCTCACTTTGCGGTTTCAGGGAAGGAAACGTGGGAAGGACTTACCAGGGTAAGCGCCTTTCGCTTTTCCGAAGACCTGGAACGCGCGATCAATTGTCTAGTTAGATTACAAAGGGATCAACCAAATGCACCACGAAGACCTGGGCTCGTTACGAAAAAAGCTACTTAAGATCGGCCGCGAAGAAATCGTTGCCTGTCTGAGAACCGGCTCGACGGATCTGGAAACAGTGGCGGTACGTGTTGAGGCGCGGGCCGAATGGCTCATCGAAAAACTCTGGCGCGGTATGGCGCGTGCCGATTTGCGCCGTATGCTCTCCGGTCTCCTGAAAAGAACCGAGGTGAAACCGGAAGACGAGGCCGAGGTGTCGCGCCAGTTGGAGTTCTCGGAGATGGAGGAATTCCGGGGCATTCCCTATAACGTGACTTACTACGACAAGCCGAATCACTGTTCCTATACCTGCTACCTCGATACCTTGACGGCAGAACGGGACCTGGCCTTGGCTTTACTCGCTAAATCCATCCTGGCTGACCAGCAGACTTACCTCCTGCTCAAGGCCGGCAACGAATTTGCCGCCTCGCTGGTAGCTATCTATGGCGATCTGCCGCTCTGGGATTTGTATACACGGTACAAGGCTGACCAGCAACGCAAGGCCAAGTAAATGCCCAGTCTGGCTCACACTCGTAAGTTCTTTGGACTTACAACGGCGGGAATCTCTAGACCGGAGGTGGTTCAACCAATGGCTATCAAGGACAAGAAGCGATTCGCCGAACTGGACGCCCTGATCAGGGCAGGGTATGGCGACATGAGGCAGGACGACATACCGGACGCCGTCATGATCGCCGCCGAGGAAGGCGAGGAGATCACCGAGCAGGGGCCGGCGCGGGACCGGCGCTTTGCCAAGTCGGTGGAGGAGCCGCCCCAGCGCCCTCCGATCAAGAGGAAGATCACGCCCGAGGCCCGGGCCCGCGCCCGATGGCTGTATAGAGTCCGAAAAGAAGGGAACCAACAATGCCAGGATGCCTGTTCCGGGGAGTAGAGATACTCCATCTAGAACTCAGAGGGATGGAGAATGGCTTCATGACCTCGCTGCACATGAGGGCCACGCTATCGAAGCCGGTGGCAGACGAGATGGGCTGGAGCGCCCTGCTCGAAGCCGATGGCTGGGGACCCAGCGTCGATCTGAAGTCCAGCGTGGGCAAAGGGAGCGGGACGTTCAAGCCGAACGGCAAGCCTGCAGGCGCGTTCTCGGTGGAGTTCGACTCGATCCAGAAGTTCAAGGGCATCGAGGCCGAGGACACCAGTGGCGGTGACAAAGCGAAACACTCCGTCAAGTTCGTTTTGAAGACCTCGGACAAGGGGGCCTTCCATCAACTCGCCGGTTACTGGATGGCGAATCAGCGTATAATCCACCACTTCCAGGTAAAATTTCAGGAATTATTGGACGGGGAAAAACAAGCGGAAGCAGAGCCAAGTAAAGTAAAGGCCAGCGCCGGTCTGGAGGATTAACTTGAGCGCCCTAGAAACATGGCGTGCCAGTCTGCCCGACGAAGCCGCCGAGCGGATACCCAATTCTCTCAAGCTGGTCATCCCCGGTGCGCCCCGTACCAAGAAGAATAGCCCAGTGCTGGTGAGGAACGTGTCCGATGCGTTCCTGAGGAACTTCATCCTGGACTGGGAGCGCGAGAATACCGAGGTGACCGTCAGTGAGAACGAGGTCATCCAGTGGCTCAACAACCGGGAGACCGTGCTGCCGCACCCGCGGCTCCTCCCCTCGCAAGCCTACCGGGACTGGGAAGCCGCGGCGATCACCGGCATCCTGCCGGTTCTCGAGCCGTTCCGCATGTACTTCCCCATAAACTACGCCTGTCACATGATGGCGAAGATCTACCGGGACCGGGACGTGGGGGACTGGTGCGGCTACGTGCAGGGGATCGGAGACTTCCTCGAAGACGTGGGCATCCTCCAGGACGACGTGCTGCTCCGCTCTTTCGATGGCACGCGGCTGTACAAGGATGCAGAAAATCCTCGTATCGAATTGTGGCTCACGCCGTGGACGCAGGAAGGTAACACCGGACTGTTTGAACTGCCGGCGAAGCAGTGGGCCAACCATGTCGAACCGGAACCGGAATCCATTTCGGCAGACGAGGAGCAGCGCGGCGGCGCTCGGACCAGCGGCCTCTTCTCGGTCTACGGGGGGAGGCGGCACGGATGAGGTATTCCCTCGACGTGAACCTCGCGGGACTCCTGCAACAAGGCAATCGCGTGAACATGTACCGCGCCGGGGAAGACCTGGTGGAGATCGAGATCGTCACCTCCGAGATTACGTATCAACTGTACGGCGTCATGCGCCCGGGCTCGGCGGCGCGGGACCTGGACAACATGGTGCAACTACTGGTGGAGCAGATCATTGGACACGAAGACGAGATCAAAGCCAAGCTCAAAGCCAAAGATTCCGCGAGCACCCAGTGAACCCGAGGAGCGGTTCCTGATCGCCTGGAAAGCTCTCGGCGGTCCCCGGCCCGAGCGCGAGTTCCGATTCGCGCCTGACCGGAAGTGGCGCTTCGACTTCGCTTGGCCGGCAGCCCGAATCGCCGTGGAGATCGAGGGCGGGATCGCCGAGGGCGCTGGCCGGGGCGCTCATTTGCGGATGAAGGGTTTTCTCGAAGACACCACCAAATACAACCGCGCCGCCGTCCTCGGTTGGCGCGTCTGGAGACTGGCGCCGTCCCAGATCCAGCCGGCCGCTCTCGAGGAAATCATTGCCGAGGTGAAACGACATGGATGACAAAGAGATACTGGAGCGGGTCCGAGAGGCCATCGCCTGCCTCGACGAGGCTGCTTGGGCCACACAGATGAACACGCGCGAACAGCGCAAACTGCACACGCGCATTCAGGATGCCGGGGACCGCCTGGTGGAGGTGCGCGAGGAACTCCAGGTGCGGATCGCGGCCCGAGAGAACCTCGCGCGTGTGCTTGAGCGGAAGTGAGTGGGTTTGAGCGTAAATCCGAAAAACATCTTGCGCAAAGGGAACTGCTATTGATAGACTTGACCCGTTCGACGGAAGCAGCGAGGGTAGCTCCCCCGCTGTACGAACGGATTAGCCGGGACCAAGCCGGGGGAACTCCTAGCCCCCCGGCCCCGGAAGCCCACTAGGAGGGCGCATGAGCAAGCCTAAATTGACCGTTCACTCGTACCCTGTCTACGTTTCGGATTGGCGCGACTCAGAAACCAGGATGCGCCTCAATCTGGCCGAGCGAGGTCTCCTCTGGGAGCTTATCTTCTACGCTGCGAAGGAAGGCTCACTACCCGTTGAGAGGGACGCCTTGGTGTCGATAGCAGGCATCCGAGGGCGCGACTTCGACCGTGCGTGGGTAAAAGTCAGGCACTGCTTCGTACAGGTGAGTGGACGGTTACATCATCCTAAGGTCGACCGGACCATCGAGGCGATGGATGACTATCGAAGAAAACAAAGGGAATCCGGGTTAAACGGCGCGAAGGCAAGATGGCAACCCCATAGCGACCCCATTTCAGACCCGATGCCCTCAGCAGCAGCATATACAGCAACAACAACATATACAGCAGCAGCAGCAGCGTCTGTCGTCTGGCCGCTGGCTGCTGCTGCCATCCGCGAACCCTTCCCCGAGACCGGCGAAGGTCTGATCCGAAACATCGTGGACACCGCGCTCAGGAAAGACCCGGATCTGTCCGACGAGCAGATCGCCTACCTCGCCACGAACGCCTGGAAGCGGAAGAGGGCCAAGCAGCAAGGGCCCGGGCTGTTCCTGACAACGATCCTTGAGGAGTACGAACGATGCCGAGTAAAGTCCTGACCACCACCACCGGCCAGAAGATTAAGAAAACCGCGTGCGAACTCTGCGGGGACACCGGCATCGTGCCGGTCCCCAAGCGGCCGGCTCAGGTCCGACTGGAGGAGTTGTGGCAGTGGCAAGCTCCGTGCGGTTGCCGTGCCGGCGATCAGTGGCGCGAGGAGGCGAGGTTGTGCCTGGACCCGCCGCCCTGCCAGGAGGGTTGCGGACGCATCGCCGAGGTGACCTTGACGACCAGGCCGCGGTGTCTGCCGTGCGACATAGAATCCAGGATGGCACTGTGAAAAAGAAGAGTTTGGGACGATGCCAATCCTCTAACGGGGCCGGTGAACAGTGTCTCGAAAAGGCTACGCACCGGCATCTGATAGCCAGAGCAAACTACAACGACAGAACTGACGGTTTCGACGAGAAGAGAGGCGGCTGTATGCTGGTGTGCCTCTGCGACGAGCACGGGAATTATCCAGACCAACGGCGTTTAGCGAACAACGCTGGGAAAAAATTCGTTCCACCACAAACATCGAAGATCCAATGAGCGATATGATGAACGGCGTTTGGAACAGTCGTCCTTCGATTGGGATCTCGTACCTCCCGATCCTCCCGATCCTCCTGGGGGGAACCGTTCCATCCAGCAAGCCTTCCTCGACTTCGACGAGGCGCACCCAGAGGTCTATGAGTACCTGCTCATCCTGATCGAAGAGGTGGGGCGGCGCGGGTTCAGGCACTACGGGATCGGCGCACTGTGGGAGCGGATGAGATGGCACTTCCAGATCGAGAAGGGGATGGACGAGGAGTTCAAGCTGAACAACAATTTCCGCAGCCGCTACGCGAGGAAGATCATCGCGGCGAAACCGGAACTGGAGGACTTCTTTGAACTCCGCATCCTGCGGGCAGACTAGGAGAGGACCGGCGGCTTGCAGAGGATGGCGCCGAGACTGTCGAACGTGGCGCTCGACCCGTCAGGCCAGGTGAACACGGCCACCATCGCACCGGACTCCTGGACGGCGTAGCTGATCTTCTGGAGCGCGGTCATGACCTCGGCCATCGAGGGGGGGATGATCCGCTGGCCGAGATCGAGCGGGTAGACGCGCTGCTTGCCGGGGCCGTAGTCGCGCTCTACGTCAGAGGCGAGTTTGGCCGCCGCCTTCTTGATGATCTCCTCCTCCCTGATGGCCTTCTGCTTGCGTGCGGCGCGTTTATCAGCGCGGACGGTTGCTGCGCCCCTCCGTTCAGGCTCGATCTGGACGACGTGCTTCATTTTCGGGCCGGGAGAGGTTCGGTCCAGCGCCGCGGCTTCTGCCTCGCGCTTCTCCTCCTGCTTCCTGGCGTACCACTTGCGCGAGTAGATCCTCGCTTGCGCCTTTTCCTTCTCGGTCTTCACTCGTTTGGACATTGGTTCCTTTCAAATTCGGATAGCGTCACACGCTGGGTTTTCCAGGTCGACCGTGGACTTCAGATACCTGTCGGTCACGGCCACGCTGGAGTGGCCCAAGGTCAGTTGGATCTGGGTGAGATCGGCGCGTCCCTTGAGCGCGAGTCTTGCGAAGGTTCTCCGCAAATCGTGGGGGGCCAGCTTGGGGACGCCGATACGGCAGCCGGCCCTTCTGACCACCTCGTGAATGTGGTCCGGTGTCAGACCTTCCGCTTGCACCGTTCCCCGGTGCACCCGCCTGAGGACGGGGCCTTCCGTGACCCCGGCCATTTCCAGCCAGGAATTCAGCGCCAGGATGCCCCAGGACGGGACCGGGACCGTCCGTACCCTGCGGCCCTTCCCTACGAGGTCCAGGAGCACGAGACGCCCGTCCAGCGTCTGCAAGTGGGTAAATTTCAGGTCTGCCAGTTCTGACCGGCGCAGGGCGCAGCCGGTCAGGAGCGCCAGCAAGGCGCGGTCCCGCGCCGCCTGGAGGCCCGGGCCCGGGGACAGGAGATCGGTAACCTGATCCAGCGAGAGCCACGTTCCCATTCGCACGCCGCGGATCGGCATCCCCTTGATGGCGTCGATGGCCGCAAGCTCGGAGGCCGGGGCCGTCTGCCGCGCGAGGTGCTTCAGGGCGCTCAGGTGCAGGTTGACCGTGGCCGGGGCATAGCCAGCGTCCCGGCGCTCGGCCACGTAGCTCTGGATGCCGGCCGCCGTCAGGTCCCGGTCGAAGCCGCGCCAGACCGCGGCGTAACGCTCGCGCGAGTGGGCGCTGTTGAGTGAATTGAGGAAGCTCATCGTTTCACCGGCTTCTGATTCTGCTTCAGCCATAGAACCTGCATGGCTCGGCTCCATAGGTGAAACGCTCGGGGTAGTTTCGCTTTGGGCTTGACGTTATCGCAGAGGCGGTCGAACTCAGCTTGGTTGGTCATTCTTCACCTCGTCCTTGATCTTCTTCTCGAGGGCCGCGAGCTCTTGGTCTGCGTTGGCCCGTACCTTGGGATGCTTCGCCGCTTCCTGGTACGATCGTGCCCCGGCATAGAAGGTCACCTTCAGCAGTTCCAGCACAATCGGGACCTGAGGCAGTTGCCGGTTCCCGAAAACATGGCCCAGCCAGTCCACGAACTTGTCTTCCAGATACGTCATCGCGCTCCTTCCGTTCGGATCAGCAGGCTCACCCAGTGATCCACCTTCCACAAAATTACGATCACGATGGTCACTTCGAGCAGGGCCACCAGGACCGGCTCCCAGTTGACTTGCCAGCCTTCCACGTCCTCTTCGCGGATCTGCCGGTAGATGCCCCAGCCCACGACGGCGAGGCAGATGAACATGAGGACGGCGAACTGCCATGCCAGCGGGCCGGCAAGGTCTTCGAGGGGATGGCTCATTTCACCTTCCTGACGAGGCCCATTGCCTCGGCCAGCCTGAGGGCCGGCGTTCTATCGTGGGCCATGAACCCAGCGCACACTGCGTTCGCCCGTGGGCGCGTGAGCAGCGTGGAGTGGCAGATCACGCCCGTCCCCAAAGCCATTGCCTCTGCCTTGATCGCCACGTCGTAGAGCGGCGAGTCCTTCCGGTAGATGCACGTCTTGCACATGCGTGCCTTCACATGCACGTACCCGTCGCGCCAGACGTTGAACTTGCGGCGGCTCACCGTGCCAGCCGCCTGAGGCCGAGACTGAGCATGAGCCGCGCCAGGATCTGCTCGGGCCGGGAGAGCTTGTCGGTCAGGCGTATCCTCAGATCGGGCGCCGTCACCTCGACCGAGCCGTCCTCGTGCAGGACCGCCTCGAAGGCAGGCATCCGCACTTCATCGGGAATCGTCAGTATAATCAATCGGTTTCACCTCACTTAAGATTCTACGGTAATTCGATGTACATTGGCAAGGTAACGTGCGTATAGTAAACTGGTGAATGCAATGCCGAATATATCGGTGATACTCACAGACGAAGAATTGAGCGACTTGCGCGAGAGGGCCAAGACCGTCTCGCTCTCGATGAGCGACTACCTGCGGGGGCAACTCGGCCATGAGCCGTACCGCCGGCCGGTAGGCCGCCGGCCAGTCACCGCGCCCTGCCCCGTGTGCGGGGAGCAGATCTCGGCGGCGGCATTCGTGAAGCATCAGAAAGGACACCAGGCGTGACACCCAGCAGCTACTCGTCACCCAAAGGCCAGTTCGTCCGGTCGAACGAATGGTGCAAGCCAGCGTGCCGTTCGCAGATCGCCGGTCACTGCGATACCTGTTTCGGGACCGGATTCAAGTACGTCAGGAAGGACATTATGGACACCTCAATCCTCAAGAACATCGACACTTCGCGCTTCACGCTCGACGAGGTGATGGAACTGGAGTGCGCGGCGAACATGCTCTCCCAGCACTACGCCTCGCACGAGATCGATCTGCCGCCGTGGCTCGGCGAGGCCAACCGCAAGCTCCTCGTGGCCGTCGTCGAAAAGAACAAGCTCAGGCTGATCGAGAAGGAGAAAGCGATGCAGGCCGAGATCGACGACCTGATGCCCAAGGACGAGAAGCGCAAGAAGCTCAAGCAGGAACTCGCCGCCCTGAGGAAGAAGAATGGACCCGGAACAGCCGCCTGAGGGGCACTCCAATCACTGGCTGGTCTGGGAGGCGATAGCCAAGCTGACCGCCAAGCTCGGCGCGGCTCCGCTCAACCAGTTCCCCGGCATCTGGAAGCACCGGCTGGACAAGAACTGGAGCCTGGAACTGAACCCGCACCGCGAAGCCATCGATAGCGTGCCGCCGTTCACCATCGTGGTCTTCTTCTGGAGATGGCCGTATGGCGTGATCGACGGCCACGGCGGCGAGTGGATGATGAGCGCCAACCCGGAGGCTACCCCTGAGGCGCTGATCGCGGCGCTTCAGAAAGCGGCGGCATGAGACACCTCAGCCGCCTGTTCTGGCGCCGATACCTGCGGTGGTTCCCTTACCAGCCGTGTATCGGCTGCCCCCGCTGGCACTTCTCGGGCAGTCACCGCGGCTACTGTTCGCGCGTGTGCCACGACAATGCGGAGCACTGGTAATATCGATATGCCGCACAGCCGTCTCGGAGGAGGGCTGCGCGTCACCAGGGCGTGCGCGGACCCGTTCCAGTTTCGCGCACGCCTCCCGTTTTAGAGGTGAAAGATGGACTTCCCCAAGATTGCAACCGATCCGACGATCTCGTCGAACACGCTCTACTTCATGCCCGACGACGTGGCCGCCGCGCTGGCCCGACTCTATTGGGAGTTGCGCGGAGGCAGGATCACCCAGAGCGAATACGACGAGCGCGGCAGCCGCCTGATCGAGGAGAGCCGCACGCGCATCGGCGTCATCAGGAACATTGGAGGATGATGAAGATCTCCGTCCTCGCCACGTCCAGCGCCGGCAATTCGACCTTCGTCTCGAGCGATGGCACCCGCCTGTTGATCGACGCCGGTCTGTCGGTAGCCGATACCCGGGCCCGCCTGAAAGCCATCGGCGAAGACCTCGACGAGATCAGCGCGGTCCTCGTCACGCATCCGCACCTCGATCACGCCGGGGGCCTCGCCAACCTCGTCAGGCACTGGCGGCGTGCCGGCCGGCTCGTGCCGGTCTACTGTACGTGGCGCACCTACGATGCGCTGAAGAAGGGCATCTCGCCGCACTGGTATCGGAACGTCGCGCAGTTCGACACCTTCGAGGTAGGCGCGTTCCACTGCGAGACGTTCACGGTGAAGCACGACTGCGGCGATCCCCTGGGGTTCACTGTCGCGGACAGGGAGGGGAACCGCGCCACGTTCGCCTTGGACCTCGGCGAGATCGACTCGCACCTCGGCGAGTACCTCGCGATGGCCGACTTCCTGCTCCTCGAATCCAATCACGATCCCGATATGCTGGCTGCCGGCCCATACGCCTACACGCTCAAGCAGCGCATCTCGAAGTTCCACCTGTCCAACTCAGCCGCCTGTCAGTGGATCACCGATCACATGAGTTCGCGCACGCACAACCTCTACCTCGGCCACCTCTCCACCACTACCAACGATCCGAATATCGTGCGCCTCATGGCAGACCAGGCCATCGCCGCGCGTGTCTTCGACCAGCCGCCCGTGGTGACGGTTATTTTGCCGGGGGAGGGGCCTTCGCCGCCGCTGCTTGTGGGACAGGATCAGGACACACGCTAGCGCCGCTCGGGGCCGCGCCGTCGATGATGTTCACGGCGTAGTAGCCGCCCATCACGAAGGTGTCGCTCACCATCGGCACGGTGATCTGGACGGACGCCGCCGTTGCCACGGCGCCGGCGCTCATCAGTTGCAACTGCACGTTCACGCCCTCGGCACTGGGCGTGCCGGTCACCGGAATCGACGGCGAGAGCGACTTGTTCTGGCAGCGGAGCGTGAGCGTGAGACTGGTAGGCATCCCGCTATCTTACCTGTCGCAATCGCAATTCACCCAAGGCCGGCCGCAACCGGCGCAGAAGGCATCGGACCAGGCGGTGTCCTGGACGCGCTCGGAGGCCGGGGCAGGATCGTCGTTCAACTGCTCCCTCGAAACAGCCGCCTCTTCGATGAACTCGCGCAGAACCTCCAGGTCTTTCTTCTTCTGTGCCATGTCCTTCTCCTTTTGTTGTACACTGAGCGGACTTCCACATAACAACGAAGGACGGCGTGATACCCTCGCTGGGCCGCCGTCCTTTTTGTTTTTCTAACTCGCTGGCCGGTTGGGGCAGTTGCGCCAGTGAGGCCGCAGCGTCACGCCGCTGATCACCTCGCCGCATCCCCACCAGCACGGGACCGTCAGTCCCGCCGGTCTCCCCTTGTTCGTGGGATCTCCCTTCTTGCGTCCCCGCTTCTTAGGCTTCGCTTTCCTGGTGCTCATCGCACCTCCTTTCCCTCGCGGAACTCGGCCACTACCGTGCCTTCCCCGATCACGTAGACTGGGCAGCCGGTCGCTTCGCTCCACTCGGCGCCGTTCTTCAGGGCAGCCGCCCGTGTCTTGTAGACCGGCGTCTGAGAATCGCTGTAGTTGGACTCGGTCCCGTCTGCCCAGTGGATATTGAGCCAGTAGGTCATCGCTTTCCTCCCTTCTTCTTCTCTGCCTTCTCGGCACGCTCGGCCCTGGCGAGGAGCTTCGACGCGAGGTCATAGATCGCGTCGTATGGCACGCGCAGCCGCCGCGGCGAACCCTTGCCGCGCAATGCCAGGTGCGTCGGGTAGAGTTCGATCACCAGCGCCCGTGAGCGCCCGCCGTCCCGCTTGTATACCGCCGTCTCGCGCACCAGCCGTCTGTCAATCGTCGTCATGACTTCTCCTCCACGATGGCCGCCCACTCGGGATCGTCGCGCAGGATATTCTCCGCGCACTCCTCTTCGACCCGCATACGGATCGAGCCATTCATCGGGTACACGCCGGGGTTCCCGGCGTTCTCATGGTTCGCCCGCAGGTACTCGGGCATCCACTCGACGACGCACGTCTCGTCCACCGGCCCTTCCCAAGCGCAGGCGAAGCCGTAGACTTCGCCGCACTCGCACTTCACCGTCATCTCGCCGCCTTCTTTCGCTTCTCGTCGCGCCTGAGCGCCGCCATCCCGGCGTTGCAGGGCTGGCACTCCCAGCGGTTCCGCAACCGGCTGCGGCGCAGCGCCACGACGACGCCGTTCTGCATGGCATCGTGGTGCGCGAGGCCGTCCAGAGCGCCGCACATGGCGCAGCGCAGCCGCCAGTCCTTGGGCGGCATCTCGGAAATCCTGGACCAGGCCCCCACGCTCACGTCCGGTCCCAGCTTGGCGGCGATGCAGTCGTCGCACAACGCGCTGCCTTGCGCGGCAGTGTTCGCGCAATGGGCGCACTGCTTCTTGCGTTCCGCTGGCTGGTTGTTCGCCATCCAATCGAGCACCGCCTCGGCGAGTCTCTTCTCATTCATGTCTTCACCTCAACGGGAAAGAATCCCAGCGGAGCGCACTCACCGCGAGTGCGCCCTCCGCGACTCTCTTACCGCTTCAACGCTCCCCGGCGGCGCACGCGGAACTCGACGCGAGCCGCCCGTAAGCGCCTCCCCAGTTCCTCGAAGCACTCCTGGCCCTCGTGATCGTCGCAGCCGGTAATCAGCAGGCACAGATCGTCGTCGGTCAGCGGGACCGGCGTCGTCTCGCCGCCGTGCTCGGCGCACCGGCACTCCTCGTCGTAGCCAACCGGCCCTTTGGAAACCGGCCGGCCGCATTGCCCGCAGGGCCGCGCCATTCCCAGTTCGCGTGCCATCGCCTCCAGCGCAAGCTCGGCTTCCACGACGCGCCGGTACTCCTTCGTCGGCTCCCAGATCCCGTAGAGCGATTCGAGCACCAGACCGTGGCGGTTTACCAACCGGCAGTAGAGCGCCTCCCCGGCCTCGTCCTTGTCGGCGGGATCGACCGGCTCGGCGTCGGGATCGATATCCCAGTCGTACTCCCAGTCGGACTCCTTGGCGTACTCCTCGGCCATCATCAGTTCGTTGGCGCACCGCATCCTGCCTTCGAGTTGCGTCTCCTTGGCGCGGTTGAACGAGAACGGCGCGTGATCGTAGAAGAAATGCCACTCCTTCGTCGCGCTCATTTGGGCATCTCCAGTCCGTGCTGCGCGATCAGGTCTTCGAGGTCCACGCCCTCGGAGATATCCTCGCCCTCGATCTCGAGCGATTCGCCGAATACCTTCTCCATGCCGCGCTCGAGACGGCCCAGCGCATCTTCGTAGGCGTACTGCGCGTCCTGCGCCGCCTCCAGGAGCCGCCGGCACTCGGCCAGCGGATCGTCCCCTTCGTCGCCTGCGAGGATCTTGGCCGCCTCGGCACGCCAGGTCAAGGCCGGTACGTCGAAGTACGACGGCTCGGCTTGCTGGTAGAAGTCGATGTAGTCGGGCGCGTCCTCGTTGTGGCCGTGCATCACGGCGAACTGAAGCTCGGGCCGGTCTGGCTGCTTGACGTGGACCTCGAAGGCCCACGCGATACTGTCGAACTCGCCCACGCCCACGTTCTCGTCCTTGCGCGTCAGGTATCTTTGCCTGTCCATCACTGCACCTCCTCGAAACGGATCTTGTACTTCTTGCCGTTGTTGGCCTTCAGCACTTCGCCGTCGTCGTAGGTCAGCGAGTTGATGAAGATCAGATCGTCCGGTTCATCGCCCATGTTCTCGGCGTCGGGATCGTAGCGCAGCCCGTGCTGCTTGGCTTCCCGCTTCGCCAGACGCCGCGCCTGATCGAACCCGTGATCGGTGCTCGCGTCGTCGTTGTAGAGCGCGACACTGAGGCAGTCCTCGTCGTCTCCGTAAGCCCTCCATTGCAAAATCGTCAATACCATTGCTGTTGTTTCACCTCGGGAAAATGTCCCGCGATTGGCACTGTCCGAATCAGTGCCGCACGCGCGATGCTTTCCTACTCGCCGCGCCTCTGTTTCTTGGTCAGCCGCATGGTCGAATCCTTCAGGAGTTCGACGGCGTCCTCCTGCCAGAGGTCCGTTATGTGGTGATCGATCACGGCCACTTCGACGCCGTACTTGGCGTAGTCCACGTCCCGGCCAGCGGCCACTTCCTTCAGCATGAGCCGCCACTTGGTCTGCGAGAAGCGGAACACGCTCCCAAAGCACTCGCCATGTACATAGGTGCGCTTCGCCATCGCCCTAGTACCCCAACTCTTCGCGGAGCTTCTGGGCCTCGCCGGTAAACTTGCCGAAACTCTCGGCCAGGACCGGCGCGGCAGCCGCATCGATCTGCCAATACGAAATCGCGATGCCCAGCGCGGACGCGATCAGCGTCTGCTCGGCCTCGGAGAATTTGTCGAACCGTTTTCCAAACATGAACTTCACCTCTCTATGATGATGACACTTTCAAATACCCGCCGCAACTTTTATTTGCGGCACGATCATTCAGCCGCCCGTGAGTGCGCCTGCGTGCGGACAGTGCTGCTCCCCTCGGGCGTAGCAGTAGCCGCACCTGACTCGGTCAGGCTGGTGAGCGCACGTCTCCAGATCCTGCGCGTAGCAGGAGCCGCACCGCACGCGCACGCGCCGGTTGACCGGCTTCGCCATGACCCACGCCATGATCTCCTCGGGCGTGCCGTAGTCCTGCCGGGAATCGTGGGCGTCCATCACTGGATCTCCCGTGCGATCTCGGCGCACCGCTTGAGCCGCTGGGCGAAGCTCGCCTCGATCCTGAGATGCCGCTCGGGCGCTCCCAGATAATCGGACACGCTGTACCACTGGCCGTAGCGCGAGAGCACCTTGCCCCCGGCGTTCAGGTACGTGGCCTTCCAGAGCAGCCGCCTGACGCCGCGCCGCGCACAGTCGGCCTCCTCCTCGGCGTAGTCGCAGAAGGCACGCCACGCCTCCTCGCTCACGCCCTCGGGCCGGTTCCCGTAGAAGTCCCGCGCACACCACTCCCGGTAATCCCCGGCAGCCGTCTGGCAGGACCGGCCCGTCCGCATGGCGCGGTACATCAGCGTCCACGCCCGTTTCGTTGTCATCATTTCTTCACCTCTTTCCTGCGGTCGATGCAGGGAACCTTCCCCTCGAAGCATAGGATCTCGAAAGCGGCGATAGCCGCCCGTTCGGCGAGCTCGCACTCCCAGTCGGTCACGCAACCGGCAAGGCCGGCCGCGTTCGCCGCGGCGTCGGTCTCGAGGGCTGCCGGCCAGTCGCCGGCGATTTCGCGGCCGGCCTTGTGCGCCTGGTCCGCGCCTGGTGACCAGGCCCAGAGCAGGGCGGCGAGGACCGCCGCCGGTCCAGCCGCCAGTACCAGCGCCTCGCGCCAGCGCCGCCTCACCAGGACACCTCCTCAAGCATCTCGGCCACGCCGCGCACGATATGGCGGCGAATCTTCGCCGCCTTGTACGGCCCCAGCGCGAAGGCGTCGTCGCGCTCCCACGCCTTGATCGCGTCCGCAGCCTCGGCCACGGTCATGAACACGTCGCGCACCTTCGAGCGGGACCGGACGCGCCGCACCTCCTCTACGAAGAAGACCTCGCGCACGGTCATGACCGCCCTCCCGTCTCGTTGGCGAAGTCCCACCACGCCGTCTCGCACGCCGCCGAAACGGAGTCCCGCGCCTTGTCGCCGGTCAGCTTGTTCTCGCAAGCCTCCCAGTGCATAATGTCCTGGATCAGGTCACGCACGGTCGAATCGGAGATGGCCTCCTCGTTGCACCACTTGGCATAGGAGAGCAGCACGCCCTCGGCTCGCGCCGCGCGTTCCCGGTTCTCAGCCGTTCTTCTGTACTTCATCGTCTTCACCTCAGGGGAAAGAATCCCAGAGCGGCGCACAGTTTGCCGGTGCGCCCTCCGCGATGCTTACCGCTCCTCGTGGAGTTCGTACAGCTGCACCAGCGCGGGAAGGCTCGGCAGCGCCGCGCCCTTGGTGCGCTCCAGCGTGATCGAGTCGTTGTCGAAGGCAAAGCGCATCTGCTTCGCCAACTCGTCCAGCGCCCTCCAGTAGATCTCCTGTGCCGCCTTGGCGTCGGAGAGCATCGCCGCCACGCCGTTGTACCCCTCAGCCGCCCTCGCCTCGTCCAGCGCCGCCCGGAATGCGCCGCTCGGCTCCTGGAGGAACCGGCGCACCTCGTCCTCGTCCTCGGTCTCCAGGTACGTCGTGGACGAGTGGCCGATTTCGACCGTCACCTGGAAGCGCGGCTGCTTCTCGCAGCCAGCGAAGTAGTCGCTGTCGATCTCGAAGCCTACCCAGAGCGACACGCCGTTCTCCGCGCCCACGCCGGTATGCCGGTCCCACTTCATGATCGCGGCCAGATCGCCGTGCCAACTCCAGTCGCTGAACCCCATGTCCAGCGCCCACTGGGGAATCTCCTGGTCGTAGTAATCCTGAAACTTTGCCATTGCCTTCACCTCTTCTCGGGAAAGTATCCCAGCGTGGCGCACTGTCACTGCGCCCTCCGCGACACTCTACCGGCGCTCGAAGCCGGGACTGTTCACCATGTCCATGACCTCTTCGATGGCGTCGGTCTCGCCGCCGCCGCACTGCCAGTCGTCCTCGTCCTGCGCCTCGTCCGGTATCTCCCAGACCGCGCCCATAGCCTCCAGCACGTCCCAGACGTACTGGAAGTCGTCGCAGTAGTCGGCCCAGACCGACACGCCGCCGTCGCCGCCCTCCAAGGCATACGCCTGGATCTTGGCGTCCATGCCCTCGCAGACCTCGTGCCACTCGCCGTGGCGCTTCAAAGACCGGCGGTAATCGGCGCGGAACTGCCCCCACGCGATCACCGCCGCCGCCCACTTCTGGTCGTTGGTCAGGCGCGGCGGCGTCACCGTGGGATTCCAGCCGCGCTTGGCCTCGCACGCCTTGACGTAGATGGTCTCGGCGATGGCCTCGGGCGAGAGCGCCGTCATTTCGACACCTCCACGCCCACGGCATCGCACAACTGATCGAACGTCGTGCCGTACTCGATATCGGCTTCGCTGATGACGAGCAGGTTGTCTGAGAAGGCCACGCGCATCTCGTCCTGCAAGGTCTGGACGGCAGCGCCGTACACCATCCCCGCCTCCACCGCCTCGGCGAGCAGCTTCTTCGCCTTGGCGTACCGCTGCTCGGCCCTCATGCGTGCGAAGCAGAAGCCGTTTCTGATCCACTGATCGACGCGCTCGTGAACGTCGTTCCAGTACGCGCAATCGAGCGTTTCGTCGGGATGCCATCCCGGCGCTCCCGGCGTGCCGTCAGCCGCTTGCCGTGCGCTGGAGCCGTACTCGTTCGGGTCCAGATGGTTGTGCAGATCCTCGAAGCACTTGATCTCGGCCAGCGCGAACCCCTTGCCGCCCAAATCGGTTGCATCGTGCATGATCTCGTTCGCCACTTCCCACGCCGTCCACTCAGCCGGGGGATCGGCCAGGAAGGCGATCACGTCAGCGGCGTCGTCGGTCCTGAGAAACGTCTTCGTCTCGTCGGTGTCGATGACGCTGTTCAGCAGCGTGTAGCGGCAGGGCGATTCCTTGCCTTTGTCGGCGATCCAGAGCCGCGCCATCCCGCGCGTCCCGCCGATGGAGTTGATCTCGTCGTCGCGAAACCAGTTCCAGTCGAACCCCGCCTTCCACGCCCACATGGGGATCTTGTGGCCCTGCATCTCGCGGTCCAGTTCTGCCGCATCGTATTCGGTCATTGTCTTCACCTCGTCTCGGAATTTGCGATAGATTCGCACTTGAACCGGCGGCGTGCGCCGGTCCCTTGTGAGCCTATTGCCCGTCGTGAACGTACCGGCGTATCCGCGCCGTGAGCAACCCCTCGGCTGCGCCAGACCAGACGCCCTCGGCGTCCTCGCCCATGTCCTCGTCCTGCCAGTGGCGCACCTCGAATTGATCGAGCACCTCGCCGTCCTCGGAGGCCACGGTCACCGTCACCATGCGCTGGGCGATGCCGTGACGCCGCGCCCACGCCTTGCGCTCGGCTTCAAACTTCTCTTCAGCCGCCTCTGCGTTGCACAACGCGCACAAGGACGGGTCCAGACCGGCGGGGACCGGCTGCACCTCCTGATGGCAGTGCTCACTGGCGCACCGGATCGGCTTGGGCCGGTCAGCCGCGCCCTCCGCGCCGGGAGCCGCCATCGCCGTGAACCTCGGCGGCGGGGACGCGAGGAACGCGAGGATCTCAGCCTCGTCGTCGGACTTGAGGAAGAACTCAGCCTCGCCGGTATCGCCGTCGTAGAGCGGGAACACGCCCAGACCGTAGCGCGGCTCGTCGGGGTACTCCCGGTTGAGCGGATGCTCTTCGCTCACAAAGAGCGCGATCCACGGGTTCGACTTCAGCGTCATCTGCGCCGCCACGTCGTTGGAGTAGGAAGCGTCCTCGAAACCGGCGGCAAGCGCCCACTCGGGGATTGCCATCCGTTCGCTCTGATCGGTGTCGCGGTTATACGCGAAGTAGTCTCGGAAATTTGCCATGTCTTGTTTCACCTCGTCTTTCATTCTGTCACGATCAAATGTAACGACGCAACTTTATTCGTGCCGGTTACATTGTTTTTTTGGGAAAATTGCCGGCGCTCGCGCACCAGGCGCAGCTCTCCCGTGGGCCTGGTCTGGGCCGCCAAGGCCGGCCGGCCTTGATTCTCCAGGAGTCAGCCGCGCGTGACCGGCGCTCGAAGCGGCCCTATTCGGGCCACCTCTTCGACAGGCTGCGCTCGTGCTCGGCGCGGAGTGCCGCCGCCACGCGCTCGTCCAGATCGACCGGCGAAACGTCCCAGCCGGTCTCGCCGCTCCCGTACCTGACCGGCACTGCCTGGAACTCGCGGCCCTCGTTGAGCGCCGCCGTCTCGACCGCCTTGACCTTGGCCTCTGCCTCGGTCATGGGCCGGTAGGGCCAGCGGTCAGGCGTCCGCAGTTCATGCTGCGCTCCCGCCTTCGCCCAGATGGCCTCGACAATCGACTGCCGGTCAAACCGGATCGACTCGCCGATCACCGTCTCCTGAAACGTCTTCATGCGCCCGTCGCCCTTCATCAGCCGCACGCTGCACACGTCCTCGCCGTCGTTGTGGCGAACCACATACCGCAGCCCGTGATCGCCGCCGGTCACGTAGGCAATCAGGCAGGAGCCGGGGACCATCAGCCAGCGATGGCCGGTGAACCCCTTGCCCCGTTTCGCGCCCAATGCCACGGCCAGTTCAGCCGCCATCGTCATCGCTTCTTTCTTCGTCATGCTTTCTTTCACCTCGGGAAGTTTCCCAGTGGACGGCACTCGCGAGAATGCCGCCGCCGCGCTACTTCGCCGGGACGAACCGCACCTTGACCATCGTCGCGAAGACCCACTCGTCGAAGGACTCCTCCAGTTCGTACTTCCCGCCGTGGTCCTCGTCCACGGCGTCGTTGAAGGCGTCGTCGTCCTCGGCCAATTCGAGCAGGAGGCTCATAGCCGTGTTCCACTTGGCTTGCATCGCCTCGCGCCGCGCTTGGCGCTGCCGGTCAGGCTTGGGCAGCAACTGGTTGCACGTAATCCAGTCGGCGATGCGCTTCACGTCCGCGCTCTCGACCGGGATATCGGAGGTCAGGCACTCTATCGGCGCTTCGCCTTCGAGGAACGCCTTCTCGCTCTCGTACACGTCCCCGCTCCACGTCTCGCCCGTCGTGCCGTACTGCTGCAAGCCCACTTGCAGATAGCCGGGGTATTCGAGCGTCGATTTCACGCCGCGCCGGTTCAGGACGGCGAGAACCGCCGCCATCGTCTCGTCCTGCGTCAGCCCTACCATCGCCGCGCCTCCTTGCCGTAGATCTTGTCCAGAATGCGCTCCAGCTTCGAGAGCGGCTCACCGTCCAACGCGCCCAGATCGGCGTGCCGGTGCATCACCGGATCGAGCGCCGTCTCCACTTCCCGGCGCGTCAGACCGGCGTTGACCGCCGTCTCAATCGCGACGTTGATCTCATACGCCGCATCAGCCGCGCCTTGCCGGTGAGAGTACAACTCCCACTCGTCGGCGGTGTAGTCCAGCGTCACCTGGACCCGTTTCTCAATCGTCATGCCCATCTCGTTTCACCTCGGTTTGAATTTCGGGAAGAATCCCAGAGTGCGGCTCTGTCACAGCCGCCTCGGCGATGCTTTCTGAGTCAGGAGCAACAACCGCAACAGGGCGCGTCCTCGCATCGCCCTCGGGCGTTGCGGTACACCGTCTCCCCTGAGGAAAACGTCGTGTAGATGATCTCCCCGCCCATGCCTGAGCCGCCGCCGCCCTTGCGCCCGAACCGCCCACGCGAACCGCCGCCGGTCACGCGCTTGGCCGGTGCGGGACCGGCCACGATCTCACGAGCCGCCTCGGCGTCAGCCTCGTCGAACCTCCAGCCCTTGCTCCCCGCATCCCACTCGCCGCCCATTGCGCGGAGAGCCACGCGATGAGGGTACGTGTTCCCGGTCACGAGGATCTTCATCGCACGTCCCCGCATTCCCAGCACGCGCCGTTCACTTCGATCCCGCCACGGCAGACCGCGCACTGGAACGCCGCCGCCGCCGGGAGCGAGACGCTGGACAGTTCGACCCAGACGCGCCCGTGACCGGCTTTCGGCTCGATCAGCAGCCGGTTCTTGCCCCACGCCGTCTTCACGTCGCACACGATCACCTGGACCGCCACGCCGCCCACGTTCCACTGGACGATCTGGCCCACGGCCACGATCATCTGCGTTGCCGTCGTTGCCGCCGCCATCACGCCACCATCCTGAGCAGCAGTTCCTGCGCTCCGAAAACAGCCTTCTTGCCGCACGCCTCGCACGGCTCGGCGCGAGTGTCCGGTTCCAGGCCATACGCCTCGTCCCCGCACGCCACGCAGAACGCCATGAACTCGTCCGAACGCACTGCCGCCATCACGCGATCCAGGCTCGGAAGGATTGCCTTTGCTTTTGCCATGTTCTTTCACCTCGGGAAGTTTCCCAGTGTGCGGCTCTGTTCACACTCAGAGCCGCCGCCGCGAGACTTACCGGCCCTTGGGATGCAGCCGGTCCTTGCCCCACTTCGCCAACGCCCACTCATACAACTCGTCCCCTGAGGGGACCGGCGCACCCAGAGCCAGTAGCTCGTTGTTCAACCGGCTGTAGGCGTACCGTTGGCACGCGCTCATCGTCGCCTCCTCGCCCACGGCGTCTTTCAGCCAGAACCAGCGGCCAGCTTCCAGCGCCTCACGGGTCAGCCGCGCAACCTCGGGGTTCTCAGGCCCCCACGTTACCGGCGGGACCGCCAGTGCCGGTTCGATCACCACGCGCTCCGGTTCGAGCACCACGCCGATGGAGTAGTCCTCGCGCTCCTCGTCGAAGTACTCGCGGATCGCGTCGTCCATGTCGAAGTTGTCCTCGTCGTCCTCCAACCCCTCGAAGCCGCCGTTGCGCCGCACGTAGTCCTGCAACCCCTTCTCAGCCGCATCCCGGCTCGGGTACAGGTACACTCGGCTCGGGAAGCCCCGGCCCCCGTCCCCGCCTTCGAGCACCAGCGCCCACTGCTTCACGTCGCCTAACAATCCAGTCATGTCTTTCACCTCGTATCAAGAATTCGGGAATCATCCCAGTGGCAACGGCTCTGCTGCGACAGAGCCGCCTCCGCGATGCTTACCTAGCCCCGGTCATCGCCTCCAACTCTGCCTCGGTGATGACGCCGCCCACGTTGTTCAGCCGCCTCGCCAACTCCCGGCACGTCATCTCCCCCTCACAGCCCTTCGTCGCCTCGTTCAGCAACTCCAGGTCTTCCCCCTCCCATTGCTCACGCAACTGGTCCACGTTGACCGCCGGGAGCGGATCGACGAACCGCCACTCGGCCCCGTCGTAGTACCGCCGCCGCTCCTCGGGCGTCTGATCCATCCAGCCCCGGCCCCCGTTGCGCTGGTGCTCCATCGCGTAAGCCGCCGTCACCTCCAGCGACTTGATCCCCGTCCAGCCCCACTCCCGGTTGAACTCGGGCCACGCCCTCAGCGTCTCCATCGCCGCCTTCACCGCCGCCAACTGCGCCGGGGGCATCGCGATCATCACCTCGCGCCACGCTTCCGTTGTCATCGCCATGACTACTTCACCTCCTGCGCTACCTGCGCCCACTTGCCGTTGCCCGTCTTCGCCGCCTTCGCCTTCGCCTTGGCCTCGCAGTCGGCGTCCGTCGTGCAAGCCGCCGCATGACCGGCGCACCGCTTGCACAGCCGCATCCCGTGGGCCTCGGCTACGCTGCGCTCTGACGTGAGCTTGTGCTTCCCGCCCTTGGCGCTGCACGTCGTTGACGTGTGAAACACCTTCGAGTTCGCTCCGAAATGGACCGCCTCGCCGTACATCATCGCTGCAAGGAGCAGCCCCAGTATTATCGACTTCATTGCTCTCTTCCTTCACCTAGCCTGATCTTCATGACCGGGGAGGCTATCCCCCGATTACCGGCGTATCACCGCCGGTTTCACTAGCTGGTGAGCTTGTACCGCATCAGCCACGACGGCCCGAACTGGTTCCTGACCTGCTGCAAGTAACCGGCATCGTCAGACCGGCTGTAGATGCCCGTCATCCAGCAATGCCCCAGAGCTTGCTTCCACGTCCTCCCGTTCGCCGCCGCGAACTTCGCCAGAGCCGCCTTCTGCTCGGCGCTCGGCCCGTCCTCCACCGGCTGACCGCGCCAGAACTTGACCCGTGTGATGCGGCCCTCGGCGTTGACGAAGCCACGTATCCAGACTTCCTCCCCCTCCATGAGATCCCTTACGGCGTGCTCGTCACTCGCCCTCCACGTCAGATCCTCCCCGGCGATGGCGAACGTCACGCTCGGGCTTTCCCACTGCGGCCCCGTCGCGCTCATCCACGATCCCAACCGGATCACAGTTGCGGTCCCTTCGACTTTGCGGTTCACTTGTTTCATGCTTCTTTCGGTTCCTTCCACTCGGTTTTTTCGGCTCGCCATTTCGGCGGTCGAATGTACAGATGCGAGTTCCCGAAAGAAAGTTACACTGAATTTCAAGAAAAACGAAAGTTTCTTTTAAGTACCATATGAACCATGAGGATAGCGCCTGGTCTGGAGAGAAATTTGGTCTGCCTGACCGCCGTCCCGGCCCCCGCTGCGGCGCTTGCTCCCACCCAGACCGCGACCGCCTCGACGCCCTGCTCGTGGCCGGTGACCGCACCTACGCTTCCCTTCAGAGCGAATTCGAGATAGACGACTCGGTTATCCATCGCCATAAGGCTAACTGCGTTCCTGCTAGGCTGATGCGGAACCAGCAAGCCCTTTCCAATGAATCAGATGCGAGGTTTCGGCAATTAGCGATCACTCAGTCTGAGAATCGGCTCAGGCGCATCCAGGCTCGGGCAGACAAGCTCGAAGAGGTGCGCGAAGCGAGAGCAGCAGCAGCAGATCCCGCCGTGCCGGGGGACCATACCGGCATCCTGGTCAAGCGTAGGCGTTCGATGAGGATGGGACTGCACGTCTGGGAGGAAGTCGTTGACGCTGAGATAGATAGCGCCATGCTCTGCGAGGATCGAATGCTGGAACGGGCGGCGGCGGTCGAAACCGGCGAGTGGTTGGCCCAGACCGGCAAGGGTTCGTTCGGAGCCGGGAGCGTCCACGGCCCACTGGTGGTGGTCCTCGCGTCGGGCCTCCAGCCGTTGCCGGGACCGGAGCCGGGAGTGGCGCGTCACCGGATCACCGATCCGCGAAGGCGCGTGACGCCGTCAGCGGCTCAGGTCGAAACCCCGGCAGGACCGGCCTTGGGGATGACTGACCTGGACCTGGAGGTAGGTGAGGATACCCTACAACTCGCATTGTCGGGTACGCCTCGGGACGAGGACACCGGCCTTGACGTGGACGTGGGCGAGGGGTAGCTACGTGCGTGGGCCTGGTCTACGCCACGTCTCGTCTCGTGCGTGGCTCGAGACGACGCCGGCGTCTCACGCGCGAGGCTGCCCCCCTGCCCCGCGCGTCCGCGGGTCCCGCGCGCGACCGACCAAGGGGTGTGTCCGTTGATGAGTGGAGTCCGTGAAAGAAGCCGTGGGTGAGTAGGTAGTGGCAATTGCCGCTTGCTGGCTGTGCTGCTGCTGGCTGCTGCGAACTTGCAGCGAACGGCTGCACTTCCCGTTTTGGGAGTGGGATTGAGGGGCGGGCAGCCGCGACAGTCCCTGCCGCGGGAGGTAGCTTACGGATCGGTGCAAGTAGATCTGTTTACTGTTATATACCCCGTACCCGATTTTGCCGCGGGTCCCCTTTTTTAGGGTGGTAGGGTGGATTTTCTACCAGGGAGAAGATATCCGCATTTGAGGGGAAAAACGGACTATTGAAGGAATCCCCCCGTTCCCCCCGTTGACACGACAATCCTGTGTATTTCTCTGGAGGTCCGAGTTCGGGGACGCTTTTGAGGGCGTCTCGAGGTCACAGGATTCGGGCGGCGCTACGTCTTGCCGCTTTCGCTTAGGCTTTCGCCGGGGAAAATTCCTTCTCCCCGCATCCCTGGAGCAGCCCTCCGGTCCCGGTCTGCTACGACGGTAGCGGGAAGGGACCTGGAGACGATCGGGTCAGAATGCCCGAGTTGGAGTGAAGCGCCGGCAGTCGGGCACGACATGCCGCACGAGTCCGTATGAGGCGCAGGGCTTGGACCGGGGTGGACGGATTCGATTTCTGGTTCTCCCGGTTTTGGCGTCACTGCTGCGGATTTCCCTTGTTGGGGGACTTCGATGAAGGGTACGTTGAATTGAGCGCGGCGGTCAAGGCCGGCATCGCGCGAGAAGATGAGGCGCCAGTTTTTGCCCTCGATTTTGCCTTGGGGCATGGAGCCGCGGCGAGGTGGGCGGCGGGATTTAGAGGGTTTAATCTGGATTTGCTGGTGGAGCGTGTGTTCGGCGGCCTTGGAGAGGCGCTGATCGGGGAGTTTGGGCTGGCCGGGGCGGTTGTTGTTGGGAAAGCGGTCAGGATTGTCGCGGAGGAAGGTTTTCCAGGCGTCTGGACGGGCTACGCGCTTCTTGTTTTTGGGCATAGATCGACGCTCGATCAGCAGCGGACTGGCAGAGCAATTTAACGATTCCAATCTTGCTCCCGAAAGCGGTTGCAGTGCAAGCGGTTTTTTTCTATTTGGTGAAAACGGTTGCTTCGTGATACGCTCAGGGCGTAAATCGACGTTCCGCAGGAAAATTTAACGCACGTTTCGCCCTGGCAGATCAGATATGCCGGGGCGTTCGTGTTTCTGGGCATCCCTTTACGCGGATCTACGGCATTGTGATTTGCGCAAAGACCAGGTAGCATGTCCTGGAGAGGTGAAGTTGCAGTGAAACAGTGCAGAATCTGCGGGACGGACCTGGAGAAGGACCTTTTCGCGTATGTGGCGCAGAAGCCGGTGTGTTGTATCTGCACGGTGAAGTTCGTAGGCGGGGATTTCTCCGAGGAGAGGATTTCTCTTCTGCGGGGGATGATGCAACTCAAGGACGGGGAGTATCTGGAGCAGGACAACGGGCTGGAGGCGTCCCGCATTGTGAGACGGGTGCTGGCGCGATGAAGAAGCCGAGGATCTTGGGGCAGTTGGAAGTGGTGAAGGACGGGGCGGGGTATTTCGGGTATGTGGTGTGGGCATTCGGGCCGCCGCCGAGGGGCCGGCTGATGGCGGGCCCGGGCGGGAGGTACTTCAAGACGGCGGCTTTGGCGCGGCGGGCGTGCGAGGAGCACATTTGCGCGGCGTGGAAGAACAAGTGGCTGATTCGGTGGCGGGAGGCGTTGCCGGGGACGTACTGGAAGGCCGAGATCTCGCAGTTGCCTCGCGCGGCGACGGATCATGAGCGGCATTTGCGGCGCTTGACCGCCGCGGAGCGCAGGCGCCTGAGCCTGACGGACGAGGAGGCGTGGCAGTCGTCCTACGGGGGCGAGTGGGTTCCCGTGGAACCCTCCGTGGAACAGGAAGCGAAAGAGCGTGGAACGTCTGTGAAACAAGGGGAAACAGGTGAAGAAGGCAGTTGAGTTGACCGAGCGCCAGGAGCGGTTCAAACGGGCGGCGGAAGAGGTGGCGCGGGAGATATTCCGCGAGGCGATGGAGCAGCAAAGGAAGCTGGTGAAGGGACTTGGTTTACTACAACGAGATCGACTCTCAGAAAGCGGCGTGGCTGCGGGAACTGATGAAAGCGGACGTGATCGCTCGCGGGGTGGTCGATGAGCGGCCAATTCAGCTTGTTCAACCGGGAGATCTCGACGGATATACCCAGTGCCACTTCTTCGCCGGGATCGGAGTCTGGAGCTACGCCCTCAGGCGGGCCGGCTTCAGCGACGATTTCCCCTGCTGGACCGGAAGCTGCCCCTGCGGCCCGTTCTCAGCGGCGGGAAAAAGGGAAGCGGAAAACGATCCGCGCCATCTTTGGCCAGACTTCTTTCGTCTCATCGAAGCACGAAGACCTGTCTGCGTCTTTGGGGAGCAGGTATCGTCGATTGACGGCCTCGGCTGGCTCGACCTTGTACGAACTGACCTGGACGCAGCGGATTACACCATCGGGGTTCTCGATACCTGCGCAGCGGGGGCGGGGGCGCCGCATCTCCGCCAGCGGCTCTATTGGGGAGCAGGGCTGGCCTACGCCCTGCGCCCAACCGGCGAACGGCTCCCCCGAGGCGTTTTTGGACCGGAAGCGGAGGAGCGTGGAGCGGGGATCGGAGATGGGGATCTCGCTGACGGACCTGGGAGTGGTTTCGCAGTTGGCGGGGTGGCCGACGCCGAACGCCTCGGAGGGATCGGGCGGGGGCAGGGCGCACAGGGCGGGCGACCCGGATCACTCGAGCGATTTGAGGGATTTTGCCATGCTCGCAGGGTGGCCGACGCCGACGACCGAGGACCACAAGCGGGACGGCCCCTTGGCCGAGGCGCGGGTGGGGACCGACGAGATGAAGACGACCGACCAGCGGCTGCGGAACTTTGCCCAGCTTGCGGGGTGGCCCACGCCGACGCTGCCGGGGGGCGGGATCAACGTGAAGCCGCCGACCGAGCGGCACGAGGGGGGGATGGATTTGGACGGGGCGGTGACGCTGGCGGGGTGGCCGACGCCGCAGGGAGCCGACGACAACAAATCGCGGCTGACGGTGGACGGGATGGAGAGGGAAGCCCAGAGGGAAGACAGGTGCTCGTCGCTGGCGGTGACGGCGCACCTGACGGGGTGGCCCTCTCCGCAGTCCAGGGACTGGAAGAGCGGGGAGACGGGGGGCGTGCCGCTCGACCACAACTCGCGCCCGTTGTCGGAGGTGGCGACGTTGGCGGGATGGGCGACTCCGACCCGCGAGGACGGCGAGAGCTCGGGGGAGCGGATCGACCGGGGCGTTTCGGATACGCTGACTTCCCAGACGAGGCTGGCGGGATGGTCGACGCCGCAGAAGCGGGACCACTTCCCGGCGCACACACCGGAATACGTGGCGGCGAAGGTCAAAGAGGGCCACGGGATGATGAACCTGAACGACGAGGTGATGCTGACGGGCTGGGCGACCCCGAATACGCCGAATGGGGGCAGGATCAGCGGGAACGCCGAGGATATCGGCAAGAAAGCGGATGGCTCGAAGGCGCAGATTGGGCTGGAGAACCAGGCCAAACTCGCTGGCTGGGCGACCCCGACGATGCGGGACTCGACCAACGCGGCCAACGCGACGTGCACCCGCTTCGACCCGGAGTCGGAGCACCACGACGGCTGGACGCTGATCGACCAGACGCGCCTGACGGGGTGGCCGACGCCCCACTCGCCGCGGGAGCACGATTCGAGCGTGAGCGAGTCGACGTACCTGGGCCGCGAAGCGCAGTTGACGGGGTGGCCGACGCCGATGGCGGGGACGCCGTCGCAGAAGGGCTACAACGCCGCCGGGAACAACGACTCGTCGCGCGTGACGCAGGAGGTGTGCCAGTGGCCGGCCCCGTCAACGGATTCTGGGCCGGGGCCGACTGGGTTCTTACGCGGCCGCAGCGGGTGGGCGACGGTCCCAGCCTCCGGCCAACTGCACCCAGCCTTTTCCCTCTGGCTCCAAGGCTTGCCTACCGTGTTCTGGGACTGCGCGGTGCGGGCGATGCGATCAATGCCGAGCAGGCGGCGTGGTTCCTCCGCGCCTGGATCGAAGAAGATGAGGAAGGAGCCAGACGATGACGATGAGTGAGCGCCTCTGGAAGGTGAAGGAAGCCGTCGACCTGTCGGGTTTGCACTACGAGACCGGGATCGACGAAGCGGAGCGCACGGTCTGGGTGCGCGTGCCGCTCGAAGACAAGAAGACGGGGCCGGTGATGGGCGTCATCCTGGCCCTCGTCCTTCAGGAAGCCGATATCAGGCTTGAACTGAGCCGCGCCACCAAGCGCGGCATGGAACTGGTGCTCGCCCCGTGAATATCTCGGAGTTGATCGCCGCGCTCCAGCGCCACATGGAACTGTACGGGGACCAGCCGGTCTCGATCCAGAACCTCGACGACGTGGACGACATTCCGCTCTTCCCGATCGACGTGGACGCAGGACTCGAGAACGCCCCGGTCATCCGCGTGGCCCTGTTCGGCGATTAGCGCGGCGGCTTCCACCGCGACCGCCACTTGCGCCAGAGAACGCGCCAGTCGGGCGCGAGCGCGAGCAGGTTCAGGAGCAGGAAGAAGAAGAGGGCGGTGAGGAAAACGTCCACTACAGGCCCATTGACTTGTTGAGGGCCTTGATATCCTCGGCGTGCTGCATGTCCTCGGCGTACTGCTGGCGCTCGGCCTCTGCCTTGGCGTGCGCGGCTTCCTGCTCGCTCACGCCGCGCATCTGGCGGCTAAAGTCGGGCAGATCCCCCGGATCTTTGGAGTAGCGGCCGCCGAGGACGTTTTTCTCCTTGGGGGCCATCCTCAAGATGATCTGGGCGCGTTCCTTGCGCTGGCAGAGAATGCGGTAGGCGTTCTCTTCGCCGATTTTGGCAATGGCCTCGTCGCAAGCCTCCTCGAAGGTTTCGACGGCGTAGCTGATTTCTGAGGACATGGGTTTTCTCTTCTCCAGGGGGAACCGGACGCGGGCGAGGACGCCGCATTCGGTGCAGTATCCTTCCTCGGTCACGTTTATGTGCCGGCAGAAGTCCTCGCTCATACCTTCACGTCGTCCCGGGCCCACTTGACCCGCTCCAGGCGAATGGCGATCATCTGGTTCTCGCGCGGCATCCCTTTTTCGATGATGAGGATCGTGTCCTCGATGATCCGCGGCGAGGGGATCGAAAGGCCCGAGACCTGGTTGGAGTACTCTTCCTTGATCTTGCGCGGGATGGCGTGGGCGAGGTATTCGAGGGCCTCCTCGACGGTCTCAAAGGGCATCGACACCTCGGTGATGGCCGTGTTGTAGTGCAGGACGAAGCTCATACCGGCGTCTCGCAGAAGGTGGGATCGGGTTCGGAGCGGTGCATCGACGAGGGATCGTCGCAGAGGAGACGCAGGATCTTGGCGAAGTCCCGCGCTTCGTTCAGGGACAGGTTTACCGGCGGCGAGGAGAGTTCCACGCGCCATTCCGAGCCGTTGGGCTGCTCAGTGTAGACGGTTTTAACATCGATGGCGCCGAAGACTTGCATAGCTTCCTCCTGATCAGTTGGTACTGGTTGCGCATCCCGAAGACGGCGTGCGGCGGCAAAGCGCCGGCCCGCCCCGAGGCGCAGCACTCGACGCACGAGAATTCGCTGGTCCCCGGAATCAGCGTGACCGCTTCCTCGCCGCACCGGGGACAGGTGAGGTTGGTGATCATTTACTTGAAAGAGCCGCCCTCCTGGGGCAGCGTTACGTCCCACACTTCCGTGCCGGGGTTCCAGAGCATGGGCGCTTTGCAGGACATGCAGTGGTTACCGGGGGCCGTCACCGACGCGAACGCCGGGAAGTGGCCGAAGATCCTGCAACCGAGCCTGGTCCACCAGAGCCACTTCATTTTTTATCCTTTTTTCTCCTTCGCTTTGAGGAACTCCTGAAACCGCATCATCGCCTTGAGTTGCTTGAGTTGCGCGAGTCCGATATGCTCCATCGTCTTCGACATGGTCCCGTGGCTCGGATTGAACAAGAGTTCTTCGCTCGCCGGTCCCGCGCTATCGCGGAATTCGATTTCCTGCTTCTTCATCACTCCCAATGGGTCGACGCCCTGCGGAGTCGGGTCCGAGTTCCTACAGCCGGGACAGTGCTCTGACATGGCCCCCTCTAAGGGATCTTACTTTCTTTTGCGCAAAGCGGCAAGGGCGTGTTACGCTCAAATTGTCGACTTCACCTCGATGAGGCCGGCGCCAGCGCACCATCGCCAATGCCGCGCAGCGCCGGCCGTCCCATTCGCGGTGGATTTTCTGAGGTGAAACGTGGAAGAGGCCCCGCCCGTCCTGCACACGATCAAGCTGACCCATGAACAGGTCATCGCGACCGCCGGCATGTTCATCAACGGGCTGTGCCAACTCAGGGACATGCTGGAGCCGTACATCAACCGCGAGTGCCGCACCGCCTGCCAAGCCGAGGAGTACCTCCACTTCATGGTCCGCACCATCGGCAAGGTGTCGGACATCATGCGCCTCCTGCCGGTCACGCCCGCCTACTTCATGTACCTGGAGTGCGAGCGCGACACGCTGGTGGAAATCCAGGCGCTCCTGAAAGTGTGCGAGCACACGCACGAAAACGAGATCGTCGACCATTCCAAGGTGCAGTGATGACCGCCAGCGACCGGAAGTTCCTGGAGCAGCTTGGCATCAAGCCCGAGGAAATCGAGATCGCCAGGAACGTCGTCCAGTTCGGCAATCCCGGCGTCTGGGCCTACGAGAAATGCCCCAACTGCGCGGGCCAGCGCCACCGCTTCATCGCGGACGGGTATATCTTCTGCCTTTCGTGCTCGGCGCGGGAACAGCGCGAGGCGCGGTACAACGCCGCGCTGGCCAAGGCCAACTCGCTCCCCAATGTCCTCAAGTACCGCGGCTTCGAGATCGCGCACCTGGACGGCGTGGGCTGGTGCTACCGCTGCCCGCCGGTAGAAATCTTCCGCCACTGGATGAAGGCCAACTCGTTTGAGGACGCCCAGCGCCGGGTCGACCGCATCGTGACCGCCGAGTCCAAGGAGTACGACGAACCCATCGTCGCGCAGAACCAGTGCCGCGAGTGCGGCTCGCCGTGCGGGCAGATGCGCTGGTGCGGGCCCTGCGGAAAGGCGAAGTTCCTATGAAAACCAACGGGGCCGACATGCAGATCGCCGAGTGGCGCGACCGCTACGACGAGATGAAGCACAGCGAACGGATGGCGGTGCGCGCCAACATTGAGCTCCAGAAGGCGATCGGCAAGGAGCGCGATCAGGTGGAGCGGTTGCGCAACGCGCTCTTCGTGCTCAACGCGCGGTTCCATTCGGTCTGCAACTCGATCGGCCCGCATGTGTCGGCTCTCTACCTGGAAGACTTGAAAGAAGTGAGGGCGCTCCTCGCGGATGGTAGTATTTCTTCGAAGGAGCCAGAATGCCCTACGACACACCAGTCCAGGACGCCCCAATCCAAGAAGAATACCGGGGATTAGAGCCGCCCCCCGAGCAGATCCCCGAAATTACTCCGCTCGTGGTCGACCCTCCGACCGCCATCCAGATTGGCGCCCTGCTGACGGCCATTCGGCGCATCGCTCCTTTGAGTGCGCGGCGCGTCGTCGAAATCGTCGACGAGTTCGCCCTCCACTATTATCCGGATGGCATCCCCGAAGGCGGCGGGGAAGCCGAGCCGCCGCCCGATACGGTCATGAACAATTCGATCAGTTCGGCCTCGATCCTCACGCTCTCGACGACGCCCAAGGAAGTAGTGCCGCTGTTCCCCGCCGGCAGTGCGCTCGAATTCCGCGGGTGCGCGGTCACCTTCACATTCGGCACGCTCCCGTATGTCGATGCGGGCGGCGTGGCCGCGCTTCAGATGAAGATCGGCGACGTGGTGGTGTCCGAGGACCTCTCGTGCGGATTCATGCTGGGTTCGGCGAGTTCGACGGCGGCGTTTACCGCGCTCCCCGGCATCGCGCTCCAGCCTGATCTGCCGCTGATGCTCGTCATGGTAGGCGGCACGCTGACCGGCGGCGATTCTAACATGGTGCTCGACGTTACCTACGGCAAGCATCCGCCTGCCGGAGCCGCCGCGCTCGCCTTGATTCCTCCGTATAAGTTTGGAGTTGCCTAACATGCCTGAAGAAACTGTGACTGTCGAAGAACGCGAAGTCCTGCCGCCGCCCACGCTGGAAGAGTTGCACACCTTCCTCCTTGAGGTGAGGGAAGCCGCCTACATTGGTGCTCTCCAGACCGCCGTCCTCATCGACAACTGGATGCTCAAGTATCCGCTGCCGCCGCCGCCCGAGGCAGACGTGGAAGCCACGGCGTAACGATTCCTGCCGGTAAGGTTCCTTCCGGTCAGGGCCAACAGATACGAGGCGCGGCACTCGCGTTCGGACGACCGAGTGCCGCGTCGTTGGTCTTATACTCCCTTGTAAGTGGCCCGCCCCAATAAACCGACCGCCCCCGAAGAAGCCGTCCGTCTTTCCCCCGAGCAGTTGGCCCTGCGCGTAGGCTCCTACAACCGCACCAAGTTCATCGCCCCGTCCGGTGAACTGATCTGGCAGGCCAACCCCGGAATGCAGGAGAACATCTTCTTCTGGAGTAACCCCGAGGGCGTCACCTTCTACGATCCCGCCACGCGCTCCCCGCTCCCTCCGAATATCAAGTTCATCTGCGACGAAATATTGGCCGGCGGCCCGAGAGGCGGCGGCAAGACCGCGGCGGGGATCGCCTGGGCGGCGGGGTACGTCAACAACCCCAAGTATGTGGGGACGCTCCTTCGTTTGTCGAACGAGGCGATGAAGGAGACGATTGAAAAGGCGTGGGCCATGTACCGGCTGATGGGCGCGGTCAAAAAGGGAAATCCCACGTCGTTCTTGTTCCCGACAGGAGCAATGATTTACACCGGCTACCTCAAGGACGAGCAGTCCTTCGAGCAGTATCGCGGCCATGAGTACCACCGCATCGTGATCGAGGAAGCGGAGCAGATAAAAAGCGAGGCCCTCTATGCCGCCATCCTCTCATCGAACCGCACCTCGGTCCCCGGGCTCAGGCCGCAGATCCTCCTCACCGCCAACCCTGACGGCCCCGGCGCTCACTGGTTGAAAGCCAGGTTCGTCAAGGTGCGCCGCAACGAGGACGGCGAACTGTTCCCGTATGGCACGCCGATCTACGACCCGCACTCGCGGCGCTGCAAGATCTACCTCCACGGGCCGCTCAAGGACAATCCGCAGTTGTTGCAGCAGGACCCGCACTACGCAGACCGGCTCAACGATCCCTCGCATCCCGAGTCCAGGAGGAAGGCGTGGATCGACGGCGACTGGGATATCTCGGCCGGCATGTTCTACCCGAACTTCCGTCCCCGCGCGATTGCCTCCGAGATCAAGGAATTCCCCGAGGCGTACCACGTCATTCCCAGTCACACGATCCCCTCCTGGTGTCACCGCTGGATGAGTTGCGACTGGGGCCACAAGCATCACACCGCGGTGTACTGGTACGCGCTCTCCACCGACAAGCGCATTCACGTCGAAGACGAACTGGTGATCGCCGGCATGGGCGCCGACGAGCTCGGCGCGGAGATCGCGCGGCGCTCCATCGAGCGGCTCGAGCGGATGAAGGAGCCGCGCATCCGCTGCTATCTCTCACCGGACGCTTTTCAAGTCCGCGACAAGGACCACATGATCTCGGACCAGATCGCTTACGGCGTGCAGCGCATCCTGGGGCCGGGAAGCTCGGTGATCATGGAGTTCACGCCGCAGGAACTGCTCGTGTCGAAGCTCGACCCGCAGGGCGCCCTGCGGCTGCGCGAAGAACGCCTCGCGCAATCGGAAGTGGACGGCGCTTCCATCTGGTTCACCCGCGCCAACAGCGCACGCGAGGCGGGCTGGGAGTTCATCCGCGGCTTGTTCCGCTACCAGCCGCTGATCAAGAAAGCCGAACCGGACCACGACTACGGCGACATGATCCTGAGGACGCGCGGGATCGTGGCCTACCAGAAGTACATGGAGAAGTTCGCGGGCCAGCACGACGAAATCCTCCCCCGCATCCGCTTCCACGACAAGTGCCAGATCCTGATCGAAACTATTCCCAAGCTGGTTTCCGATTACCCGAACAACCCCGAGGACGTGAAGAAATTCGACTCGTCCGAGACCACGATCGGCGACGATCCCGCCGATAGTCTCCGGTACGGCTGCATGGGGTTCAAGGACTTCGAGAGTAAGGTCCCGCGCGAGATCTTTATCGGCGAGGAGATCGACCGGATCGCCGCGCTCAACCCGCAGGACAACGACTACAACATGAAGATCATGATCGCCCAACTGGCGCAGCAGCGTTACGATAAGCAAAACAATGCCAGCGAGTCCTGTATTCTGTTGCGTGACGCGATGTTAGCCAGGAAAGGTTTGCTATGAGCCCATCAATGGACGAGTTGGGAGCGCCGCCGCCGTCTCCCGAAGAGGCGATGCCGCCGCCCGCGAAATCAGCCCAGGCCGGCCCCGTCAGGCAGGGAGGCTCCACCAAGACCTCCCATGAATCGGTCAACTACACCAGCGCCGCCGAACGCTGCGAAACCTGCGAGTACTTCGACGAGGACGCCATGCAGTGCAAGAAGCACAACTTCGACGCCGAACCGCAGGGCCACTGCGATAGCTTCACGCTGCTCGGCGAAGGCGGCGAGGGCGACACGCTCCCCGAGGACGAGGGCGAAGAGGAGATGCTCGGCATCGAAGACACCGAAGAAGAAGACCTCGAAGAAGCGTACTGACCATGCGCCCCGGATTCTGGACCTCGCTCATCCTGCTCATCCCCGGCGTGCGGCGGGCCTACGACATTGCTGCGGAGAAGGCGCTGGAGGCGGCGCATTTCCAGGGCGAAATACTCGCCATGCGCTCACGGCTGGAAGCGTTAGAGACCGAACGCGCCCAGATGAGCCTGGACAAAGACGCCGCCTACAAGCTGGTGATCAACATATTCTCGCAGTACTCCTGGGGGAAGAAGCAGTTCGAGAATATCGGCGGGATGCCCGAGCAGTTCCATCCGCGCGAGGGCGCGGTGCAACCGGATTCGGTCAACGCGAGCGCCCTGGTCTCGCGCCGTTCGGGGAAGGCTTTCGAGGACTTCTACCGCGACATGGAAAAGATGAACGCAGGGAGCGACTAACTCGTGATTGCCGATACCGATTCAAAGACAGTGGTGACGCCGGCAGACTTCGTCAAAGTCTATTCGTCGAAGCTCGGCCAGTGGATACGCGAGGATCTCGACCAGCCGCTCAGTGCGGCCCGCACCGCGCAACTCCTGCGTGCGAAAAGAGCCTTGTTCTATTGGGAGGGCAAGCAGTACGGCCATCTCAAGTGGGACTCGCACCTGGGTTCGTTCGACTGGGTTCCGATGGACTTCAAGGAAGAGACGCAGCGCGTCTTCGCCAACGTGTACAACATCATTTATTCGGACGGCCAGAAGTTCAACAGCCTGGTGGGCCAGCGCCGCCTGAACCAGAAAGCGGTGGCCGACGACATCCAGGACTTCAACCAGACGCAGACGGCCGGCAAGGCGAACACGATGGCGCGGCATCTGCTCAGGTATTGGAAGCTGCAACGGCGGGCCCCGAATGAAATTGCGGAAGTCATCTGGAATACGGGGCCGGTGTTCGGCTTCGTCGATCATGTGGTCGACGGGCGCAAGCACGGCTATCACAAGGAGCCGGTCTACGGCATCGAACAGGTGCAGGGCCTCGGCACGATGCTCTGCCCAGCGTGCGGCATGACCGAGAACCCCGAAGGCAGCGAGGCGTGCGTCAACTGCGGCTCCCCGCTCGATCCCGCCATGTCCCCGGTCACTCCCGGCCCGATGATGGATCAGACCGTCGAAGTCGGTGAGCAGTCCTACGCCAAGGGGATGCCCGAGCTTCAGTTGCTCTCCTGCATCCAGGTGATGGTCCCCTACGAGGCCAAGTGGATTGATGACGATTGCGAGTGGCTCGACTACTCGCTGCCGCTCTCGAAGAAGAAAGCGCAACTGGTCTTGCAGCGGCTGAACGCAGCAAAGAAGGACTTGTCCCCGATTGCTGACTGGGACGTGGACGAGAACGTCGACGAGGCGCGGCGCATTCTCGAGGAAGTGCAGAACCCCAACGACCGCACGATCGATCGCGTGCAGGAAACGGTGTCGTATGGAAGAAGGTGGCTCAACCCGAAAGCGTATGACGGGATGCCGCGCGACATGCGCCGGTCTGCCGAGAAGATCTTCGCGGACGGCTGCCTCATTCACCGGATGGGCGGGCGTCCGGTGGCGGTCGACGAGTCGAAGATGACCGAGCACTGGAGCGCGTGCAAATCGGGAACCAACCCGTACATCATGGGCCCCGGCCTCGCGCACAACATTATCGGGCAGCAGGACTCGATCAACAATTTTTGGAATATGGCCGATGAAATTATCATGCGGGGGATTCCAAAACACATCGTTGACTCGCAGATCCTGAACCCCGAGACCGTGAAAAAATCGGGGACCGTCAACGAGCTTTTGTTCACGCGCACGGGCGGCCTCGACTTGTCAAAAGCGTTCGTAACTATTCCCACAGCCCAACTCCATCAGGGCCTGATGCCGGTGGGCGAGGCGATGCGCCAGTACACGAGGGAAGCCGATAACATCCAGCCGGCCCTTTTCGGCGGCGGCGATCCCGCTCCGACGTGGCGCCAGGATCAGCAACAAAAAGCCGGGGCGTTGCAAGGACTACAGTTGCCGTTTGAGTCCATGCAAAACTTCGTGAGCGACATTTTGGAGGACGGCATTCGCCTCGGAGCGCGGCACGGCGTGGGCCAGGTGTCGGTCCCCTCGTCAGGGTTCGGCGAGATCGGCGAAGCCATCGACATGGCCGAGCTTGAAGAAGTGGGCTGGCATATCGAAGCCGCGGACACCGCGCCGCAGAGCTACAACGAGAAGGTCACCAAGTTATCGGGCCTCGCGCAGGAAGCGCCGCAACTGGCCCAGGCGATCGGCCTCGGCCATCCGATCAACGCGCAGCAGACCAAGGCGTATTTCGGCGTGGAGGACTTCTACGCCCCCGGCGAGTTCGTCTTCATCATGGTGATGAACCGCATCCAGAAACTCCTCGCCGAGCCGCCGGTCCCGCCGCCGGTCGACCCGATGACCGGCGCTCCCCAGATGGACCCGACGACCATGCAGCCGATGCAGGAAACCTGCTCGATGCAGCCCGATCCTTTCCTCGATCAGGACCACGCCACGATCTCGACGATCATCCGCGAGTGGTGCATGTCACCGGCCGGCCAGCAAGCCGAAGCCGACCCGTCGATGTATTTCCAGAACGTCAAATTGCACGGCATGGCGCAGGACGCCGCGGCCCAGGCGGCGATGATGGCGGCGCAAGCGCCGGCCCCCGTCGAAGAAGAAGCCGCTGCGCCCCCCGCGTAAAGCCGTGTTATAAAAGATGGCAATGGAAGAACCCGGAGCCGTCGCAGCGTCCTCTACGCCCGCTGCCACGAGTATCAGCGCCGAAATCGACTCGATGTTCGCCGATGTGACGAGCGATTCGTCCAGCGATTCGAGCGAGACCGAAAGCTCCCCCGCCGAGACGGAGAGCGCACCGAGCGAGACGGCGAAGAATCCCCAGGACTCGACGGTCCAGGCCAAGACGCCGATTGATTACGAGAGCGACTCGACTACCGAGGAGCCAGCGGTTGCCGATCCCGCCAAGCCCGCCACGGAGCCGGTAGAAGCCGCGCCCGAGGTCCCCGAGGACGAGCGCGGCGGCGAAGAGTACGAGCAGCGCGGCAAGAAGTGGATTCGCTATCCCGAGGCCAGAGGCAAGGAGGTCTTCGCCGGTTATCAGGCCGCGAAGATGCTCACCAAGGAACTGAACCTTCCTGGTCCGGTCACCCAGCAGACCGTCCAGGCGCTGGCGTCCGACAAGCGGATTCTCGACAACATCGATTTCGACCTCATGTCCCCTGATCCCGCCGAGCAGGCCAAGGCGTTCGCCTACCTGTTCTCGACCGCCCAGAAGGCGATGGATCAGAAGCACACCGCGCACAATCCGAAAGAGACGATGGCCGATGCGCTGCTCCATGCGGCGTCCGTCCAGGCTCCCGAGGTGATCCGGGGGCTGGAGCAGCGGATCAACGCGCACACCTTCGACGGTCTTTATAAGAAGGCGCTCGCGGCCGGCCTCGACACCGACGAGGGCAAGATCCTCCTCTCCTCGGTCCAGCGGGCCGATATCGCCCTGACCGGCAACTACCGGAAGAAGTCCGAGCTATTGGGGCAGCCGGCCACCGCCGCGCCCGATCCGCTCGCCACCCAGCGCCAGGAACTGGCCGACCGGGAACAGCACCTTAATAACATCGACGCCGAGCGGTCCCGGGCCCAGTGGGATGCCTGGTACAACGCCGCCGATGCCCAGGTGGAGCAGACCGTGTGGGATGCCATTGGCAAAACCCTCAAGCCGGTCGATGCCTCCCTCAAGAATTTTCCCCAGACTCGCAAGAACGTGGAAATACGACTTCGCGAGGAGATCCGTGATGCGCTTGTGAACGACCAGAAGTTTGTGGCCGAGCGGGCGCGATGTTTCAAGCAAGCCTCGATTGCCGGAAGCGAAAGTGTCCGCGAGAGTTGGCGTGCGCGTGTGATGCAGTTATATGCCGCTAGGGCAGAACAGGTTCTTCGCGAGAAGGCTCCTGCCATCCTGTCCGAGTCCGCTCAGGCCATCAAAGCCAAAAGCGACCAGACTCACAAGCGGCTCGCAGGTACGCAATCGCTACGCGGAACACCAGCGGGGGGCAACGCCCCGAATGGTACGACGGCGCCACCGGCCAGCGGAAGCAAGTTCGACTCCAAGTCCTGGGCGAACGAGTTAGAAGCTGCTTTCAACTAACCCTTAACGACTGTCATTTTCGCGTGGCCTGACTCAAGTTACTCAGGGAGAAACTCGTGGCCACAGATCTCGTTTTCGCGCAAATGGAAAAGGTTGCGCCGAAGCTGCCCGACTGGTTCGGCAGATTCGACACGATCGTCAATATGATCAACTCCAAAGCGGATGTTGAGAAGGTAAGTGAGCGGGATTTCCGCGCTACTTACTTAACTACAAATGGGGGCAGAGTCGGAACGTACAATCCTGACGGCGGCGGCCTGGGACTCGGTTCGGCGCAGGAAGGCGGTGTGATGATCACCACCTATTTCCCCTTCAGCTTCAGAGGCCAGATCACGCAACTGGCGTCCCGCGCCACCGCGGCTGCCGAGCAGTCCCGGCTGCAAGGCTTCAAGAAATTGCTGAAGACCATGATCCCCGACTTTGCCGATTTCATCGACAGGGCGTGGCACATGGGCGACGGCACGGCGGTGCTCGGCACGGCCATCTCGTTCTCGACCGTTGGCGGCAAGACCGTGTATGTGATGGACACTGCCAACGGCGTGCAGGGCTTCAGGCGCGGGGAGTGGTACAACGTGTACGACGCCGCGCTCGCGGCTCCGAAAGCGGGCGGTCCCTTCAAGCTGCTCTCGATCAACTACCAGACCCGCGCACTTACTTTCGCGGTCACGATTGCCGGCGCGGCCAATACCGACAAGATCGTCTTTGAAGGCACGTCCGGTGCAACGCCGGCAGGATTAAAAGGGTTGTTATACCATAACAACACCGCGACCTCCGGAACCACGCACGGCGTGAACCGCGCGAACGAACCGGAGATTTTGGTTAACGTGCGCGACGGCGGCGCTTCCGTTCCCACAGTCCAAATGGGGATGCAGATCGCGCACCAGATCATCGAGCGCAGGAAGATCGACCAAGGCACGCCGAGCGGCATGATGGCCTTAGTCAACCAGAAGCAGCAAGCCAATATTCGCCAAAACGTGTGGGACATTTCCAACTACGATTTGTCCAACGGCAAGGTGAATGCGGACCTGATGCCCAAGGTCGACATGCGCTTCATGTTTGCGGGAATCCCGGCGTGGGTGGACCCGCACCAGGCCACCGACCGCATCGATTACATCACTCCGCAGGATTGGTCGATCGCCGAGATCGACCCAGTCGGATGGTTTGAGATGAACGGCAACAAGCTGTTCCCGCTCTACGCCACCGATGGCTCGCCGGCCGCGACGGCATGGTTCGCGCTGTATGTGCTGCGCGACTACTTGTGTCAGAATTTTGGGAACGCCGGGGTTATTTTTAACCTCGCGCAACCGACCTATTAGCCATTGAGGTCAACGGGACCGGGATATGCCAGCCTGGTCCCGTAAATTACCCATGTCTATGGATCACAAACTCCTTGCCGAACTCCAGAACCGGCTCGCCGCGGAGTTCGGGTACAACGACTTTGGAGAGCCGAACTACAAGTGGTCCCTCACGCAAGACCTCGGCGGCTTTGAGAAGAAGGACCACGCCGCGCCCCGGCTCGTCGTCACCGCGAACGGCGAACAACTGTGGGCGGTCGAAACGCGGTACGACCGATTCTCCGTCGCGGATATCGTGGGTCCGAACCGCTGGGCGTTTTCCAAGTGGACCTTCCTGCGGCGCGGCGAGTGGCTCGCCATATTCGGCGAGGGCTGGCCCTATCCGAGCCGCGGCGAGTACCACATGGTGGGCAGTCCCATGCCCGACGGCGAGGAGCCGTCGCACGACGTGACCACCGCGCTCATCTATCACCTCAGGCGTCATCTGGGCATGTCGCTCGAGGACCACGAGCAGGAGGCGCTCGTCCGCATCGCAGAGAAGAAGCGCATCGAGAGCGGGCCGGTGCAGGACGAGATCCACGATTCGTTCTTCGCGTTCGACCACCTTCCCGGCGCCAAGGATTACGTGTCGCTGCCCAGCAAAGAGTTCCGAGAAAACCACCAGGAGCAAACCGTTGAGTAGAACCATCGTCTCGATCTGGCCCATGCAGGAGATCGCCTACCGCGCCCTGCACATGCCCAAGAAGCCCACGTACTCGAATCACTTCGTCCTCCAGCCGGGATCGGTGGAGATCCCCGCCATGCTGGTGGTGGAGGACTACGACAACTACATCTATATGGGGAAGGGCGCTCACCAGACGATCACCATCCCTTCCTACGAGACCGCCGCCGATCTGGTGCGCCAGTGGCGCGATCACAAGAACATGCCCGATGACGCGGGCGTCCCCGGCATCTGGCTCCATCCGACCGAGAACCCGACCTTCGAGCAGGTCACCTTCTCCGAGGAGATCAAGGAGTTCAGCGAGAAGCAGATGATGTTCGCCTCCTCGAAGGTGAGGGAGGCGCGGCTCTTCGCGGCGGCGAACGAGTGGCGCAACATTACCAAGCTGCACCTGTTCATGGGGAAGCTCCTCAACATCCAGGGCGAACCGTGGCAGGATTTCGATGCCAAAGCCTCGATCGGCAAGACCCGCTGCCCGTACTGCGATGCGCCGATCACCATAGGCGTGGCGACGTGCTCGACGTGCCGCGAGATCGTAAACCTCGAGAAGTACAATCAGATTCGGGCGGCCCAAGGATTTCCACCGAAGTCGCTGACCGCCGCCGCGAAGCCGAGCTAGGCGAGGAGACACGCGCTATGGCCATCCCCACTGTTGAGCAAGCCATCGACGAGGCAGCCTTCCATCTCGGCGATACGACCAAGCGGCGGTTTACCACGCCCCATTTGGTGCAGGCCGTGGGGATGGCGTGGCGCGAAATGATCGACGAGATGGTCAAGTGCCAGGACCAGCACGTCGAACTGATCACCTACTTCACGCTCACCTCAGGGACGCTGACGCTCAAGCCGGTCGATGCCGGGATCACCAATTTCGGCACGCTGATCCGTCTCGAGGAGCGTCCGGTCAACTCGCAGAACGTGGCCTTCTTCCCGGTGGAATACACCGAGATCCTCCCGGCACCGTGGACTCCGACCGACCGGCTGATCTACTACACCTGGCGCAAGGGCGTCTTCAGCTTCAACGCCGCCACGGCTGATATTCAAATCCGCTTCACCTACCTCGAAAGCGGGGAACTGCCGACCGCCGGCAGCTTGGGCATCGACAACTGCCTCACCGTCGTCGCAAAGCTCGCCGCGGCGATTGCCGGCCCGCCCAAGGGCTTGAACGAGATCCCGAGGAACATGCGCCGGGAGGTCTATGTGGACCCCAATCACATGCAAGCCCTGATACAGCCCTCGTTGCGGATGCAGCAGGAGCGCCGCATTCAGCCGGCCGCCTACCATGTCGGCTCCAACCGGAGACGACCGCGCGGCCACTACCCGATCTTTGGACCGTAAGTTTACAGTACTGGAGAAAATGGAGACCCCATGTCCTTTGCCACCGAGAAAATTCCCGGCACGCCGATCTACAAGTCCCGCACGGTGCAAGCCGCGCAGGGCGTCATCACGCTGGCCCAACTCAACGCCGGTTTCGTGATCCCCGGCTTTGAATCGCGAACCACCCAGCTTCTGGGCTTCCGCTTCAAGATGAACGGAACCTTCGCAGGACTCACCGACATGCGCCTGCAAACCACCGAGGCTCCGACGCCCACGGATCTGGTGACGATTGTCGCGGCCAACATGGGCGACACGATCGTGCACACCGAGACCGCCGGCACGAACGTGAAGTCCGCGGCGTTCTGGCTTCCGCTCAAGCGCGGCACTAACCTGCGAGTGGCGAAGACCGGCGCGGCGGCGACCGGCGGCACTTCCATCGACTACGTGATCTCGTACCTCTTCGATTCCTAACCGTGAGCCTCGCCGAACTCAAGCAACGCGCCATCACCGATCTGCGCGGGTCCTGGACGAGGGCCCGCACCGAACCCAACGGGAGCCGCGCCCAGAACACCTATCTCACCAATCGGGCGTCGAACGCGATCAACGTGCGCTTCGACGGGGGCCGTGTGATCGGGCGCGACGGGTTCCTGGCCGGTCTGATGGCGACCGGCAAGATGACGATGATGTACCAGTGGCTCTCGTTCAGTACCACCACCACGGGGGCCGGCGTCCCGCAGAACTTCCTGATCACCTTCGAGAACGGCCAGATCCGCTACCGCAACCTCTACTTCAGCTATGAGTCGACCGCCGAGGCGATTGCGAGCGCCTACGGCGCGACCGTCGTCGAAGCGGCTGACCGGCTCTACGTATCCTTCTATACGACCGGCTTCACCGGAGCCACCGAGGTCCGCATCCTCTATCCGTTCGCGGGCGCTGGCTACGACAACATCGACAAGGCGTTCATGGGGCCCATGTCGGTGGTCCCCACGTTCACCGAGCCATACGCGGGCGAGACGACGATCGGGTTGCACAAGTTCGGCTACATCGTCACCTCGCGGAGCGGCTCGCAACTGAAGCCCTCGCCCTACTCCGCGGCGATCTTCACGCCGCCCTCGTTCACGGCGGCGGGGGACACCACCGTCCGCATGAATATCTCGGCCACCTGGCCCGATGACGCCGCCTTCGTCTCGGCGATCATGACGACCGTGGAGAACCTCGAGAAGTTCTTCATCGTGCCGGGGACTGAACTCGCCGTGATGCCGGGGACGCTCTATCCGGTCCAACTGGATATCTCGATCGCCGATGAAGTGCTCGAAGCGAGCGCCACCGAGATCACCGACAACTTCAACTACATGACGCGGTTCTCCGACAACACGGGACCGTTCCAGCCTTTCAACCTCGCCCAGCTCGGCCGGCGCATCGCCTACTTTGTCGGCAACCATGTGTACATCTCGGACCAGGATGACTTTGAGCGCGTGAGCGAGGGCCAGCACGTCTTGCAGGTTCCCGGCGAACGGTGGCTGGTGACCGCGTGCCACATTCGCGGAGTGAACTACTTTTTCGGACCAAAATGGACGTATGCGGCGGTGGATAACGAGGACGTTCCTGTTCTGTGGGCGGCCCCGTACAGCGTCTCGCAATCGCAAGGCACCACCGCCATTCACGGCGTCTGCGTCAATACGAGCGGCGACGTGGCGTGGGTTGCCAACGAAGTGGGGCTCTGGGAGTTCCACGGCGCGTATGACGCGATCCCGGTCTCGGACATGAACGAGCCGGAGTGGCGGCGCATCAACTGGGGCATCGCGCGGCTCTCGCTCTGGATCGTCGACGATCCGATCGGGCAGCGCGTGATGGTCTACGCGCCGATGGACGGAGCCACCGAGAACACGCACCGGCTTACGTGGTCCTACGCCAGGGGCCGGGGGCCGACCCAGGTGGACTTCTCGATGGATACGCTGCCGGCCGGCTCGGCGTGCATGGTGCGCGAGGCGACCAGCGAACGGTCCCGGCTCTGGCAGGGCCCCAACCAGCCCACGCCGATCCAGGTGGAAGATCCCACGGCGTTCGCGGACGTGACCCTGCCGATCGTGTCGATCTGGGAATCGGGCGAAGTCTTCAAGCGGCGCAACGTCGCAAGCTCGGTCGACATGAAGGTCCAGACCGTGGAGGCGAAGGTTAAGGGAGTGGGAATGCTCCGCTCGCGCGTCTACGTAGAGGGCCGCAATCTCTTCGAGGAACTCGCCACGCACGTACTCCAGGAGCTTCCGCGCGACTCGATCGAGATGGGCTGCGACGTGGAGTCGCATGACACGACCGTGGAGTTCAGGACGACCGGCCTCGGCGAGCGCATGGACATCAACGACTTCACGGTGTTTTACGTGCCTTGGTTGACGAACCGCTGATACTATCCAGAAATGGCTGCTGCTGACAAGCTGATCGTCACGTCGATTCGCCCAGACGTGAATTCGATCCGCACGCGCGGAACCTTCGCGTTGGTGGCCGAGGCTTTGGACCGCCTCGACGGAAACGTGGCGCGAACCGCGGGCTGGGTGAACAACCTGGAAGTGGGCGGGACCACCATCATCAACGAACCAGGCGAACCGCCGCCGGTTCAGCCGACGACCGGCAGAATTTCCTGGGAGCCATAACCGATGGCAGTCATCGTATATCCCGACTCCATCGAGCGCGACCCGTGGGCCAAGCACGGCGAGCGGGTGTCGGTGAAGGATTTCGGCGCGGTCTCGGACGGCGTGGCCGATTGCAGCGCGGCGTTCCAGATGGCGTATGACTCCGTTGTCGGCAAGGGCGGCGGCTCGATCACCATCCCCGGAGTCGGCACGCCGGGGATGAGCTACAAGCTGAACACGCCGATCGAACTCGATTCGGACGTGCCGATCTCGTGGCTCGGCCAGGGCCGCAGTTCCAAGGTCACGCGCGGCGCCGCGCTCCCCGCCGACAAGGCGCTGTTCAATCTCTCCAACGCGAAGAACCTCTCCTTCCACAACTTCCTGGTCGATGGCACGACGACCACCTCGGTGGGTCTGCTCTACTCCGAATTCTCGAGCAACCCGATGCACCCGCTGCTCACCTTGAACACGAGCTTCTGGGTCCACGGCGGCGAAGACCTCGAATGGAACGGCGTCCACATCGAGCACACGGGCGGCTACGCGATCCTCCTCGACGCGCGGCTCCTCAATGTGAAGCGCGTCAAGATCCATCACGGGATGCTCCGCAACAACCGGCCTCACACGTTCGGCACGGCGGTGGCCGACATGATGGACGCGATGCGGCGCGTGCGCGGCGTCAAGATCGACTGGGAGCGGCACTTCCCCGAACTCCTCGCCGGCAGCGCCTCGATCTACGGCTCCTGGACCGGCGGCATCCTTGGGCAGAACCAGGCGACCGGCGGCTCCTCCACCAAGGTGTCCGACCTCAACGTGTCCAACAACCGCTTCGAGCGGAACACCGGCAACTGCGTCTGGCAGCACGGCTACGGCTTTGACTCCTTCCACCAGCAGATCCACGTCGACTACAACTCGTTCCTCGACTGCGGCCTCGACGGCATCCTCTTTGGCAACGTGATCGGCGGCTCGGCGATCGGCAACTCGTTCCGCAGGATCGGCTACATCTGCTCGGACGACACCTCGGCCGGCGTGCCGCGGTGGTTGCCTAATCTCAACGCGACCGGACTCGACACCTCAGGCGTCGTCAAGCTGGTGAACTACGCGAACAACTCGTTCCTCAACGTGAACGGCGGCGCGATCAACGGGGACGGCTTCGCCTACGGGACGATCACCGGCAACTCGATCCGCGTCTCGCGCCCCGGCGAACCGGAGTACAGCGAGGACTCGATCGGCTCCGGGTTCGGCCCCGGCGGCGCGGGGGCGAACTGGTCCCAAGGCATCGTGCTCGGTAACACCGCCGATAAGGAAGGCGGCCTCGGCGTCACCATCTCTGGCAACTTCTGCGACAACCTGGGCGGCACGGCGATCGGCCTCTACGCCGCACGCAAGTGCCAAGCGCAAAATAACCTGATCATCGCGCCCGACGCCCCCGGCCAGAACCCGATCATGATCGGCGGTCTGCTCACCGGCTCGAATCAAGTGGCGCGGGACAACCTCGTCACCGAGAACAGCATTCACTTCAATCCCGCCCAACCGGCCCCGGCGATCTTTGAAGATCCCACGTACCGGCCCTTCACGCCGGCCGATATGAATCGCGTGGTGAAGAACGTCTGCCTGGGTGGTCCCAACGTCTTCGAGTTCAAGCGCGACCCGAACACCGACACCAAGTGCGCCATTCACTTCACCACCGAGGCCGTGGCGAGCTACTCTTCCCGCCACGGGATCGCGCGGGAAGGAATCGGCGAAGGCTCGTCGCTCCGCTTCTACGCGCAGGACAGTGACCCGTGGGGAAACATCCACATGTCGCTGAACATGTACCGCGCACAGGGCGCACGCGGTCCCCTGCTCAACGTCTCCGAGACCGGACCTGGGCCGCCCGAGGTGGTGGCCGAGGGCGGCTGCATCACCACCGGCAGCGTCACGCAATTGCCGTATGGCAACGCGATGGCCACGGGTAACCTTTCGGCGAGCGGGTTCCTGGCGCTGGGCGATTCGACGTACTGGGAAGTCGAAGCCGATATGCTTCCGAGCACTCATCCCAACGGCTGGGCGCTCCTGCGCTGGGACGGCTTGCTCGCCAAGTGGCAACAGTCGGTCGAAGGCGGCGGCGCGGCGGGGCCGAGGATCTGGACCGACTTCTCCGCAGGCGGCGGCGGCTCGACGGCCAAGCCGGCCGATCCGGTGGATTCGGTGCAGTTCAACCGCGCGGGCGCGTTCGGAGGCAGCGCCGATTTCATCTACACCGAGAGCGCCAAGCGGCTCACGATATACGGCACTGCGGCACTGCCCGGCATCAATGTGACCGGCGGGTACATTCAATCGGCGCAAGGGTTCGTGGCGATGCCTGCGACCGCTACCACCTACAACGCCATCCAGGCTTCAAACGGCGGCGTGTACGCTCTGTCGGCGACCATCAAGAACTACATCACCTGGGGATCGAACGCCGCGCCGGTTCCCACGATCAACGACACGTTCTTGGATAACGGCGTCATCAACTACGACGACCCGAACAAGATCTTCAATTTCCGCACAGGCCAGTACAATCAGGCGACCCAGAACACCGACCTCGTCGACGTGAGTTGCTTCGCGCTCGGCTTCGCGGCTTCGAGCGGCGCGACGAACGCTGTTCAGGCGCCGGCTGGCGGCGTCACCGGCCAGTGGCTGATCGCGCAAGACTCGCTGATCTTCATCGGGCGCACGCAGCCGCCGGTCTCCGGTCCTGGACAGGTGCGGATCTATGCCGCCGTGAGCGGACAGTTGTACGTCTCGTCGAATACCGCTCCCTACGGGCCATTCGGGAACACGCCCCCCGGCGCCCCGGAAGGCAGCGTCCAGTACAACCGCGGCGGGCAGTTCGGCGGGGACGCCAATTTCTTCTGGGACGAGGGAGTGAATCGACTCTACATCACTTGTGCGCCAACGGCCCCGGCGATCAGCACCTCGGGCGGCTGGATTCAGAGCGAGGGCGGGTTCCTGACGTTCAATACCGGGAACGCTATCCAGGCTCCGGAAGGCGCGGTTCTCGGTAAGTGGCTAGGGGCCAGCGAGTCGCTGGTCTTCACGGGATTGGGTGCGCCTCCCGCATTGTCCACTGCCAGCCCTCCTCAGGTGCGGCTCTACGCGAGTTCGGGCGGGCAGATGTACATCTCGTCGAATGGAGCCGCGTGGGGGCCTTTTGGGACCGGGACGCTTCCTGCCAGTTCAGACGGAGCCATCCAATACAACGATGCCGGCAGTTTCGGTGGGCATCCCAACTTCTATTGGCATAAAACGGCGTTCCAGATGTACCTGAACACGTATGCCGGTCAACCTGGACTCACGGTTACCGGCGGATGGGTCCAATCGCAGGGCGGATTCTTTACCGATAGCGCCAGCGCCCTCGCGGTGAATGCCCAGAGCGGCGGCGTGACTGCGCGGTGGATCGCCGCCAACGAATCGCTGCTCTTCCTGCAAAGATCGGAACCGGATCGCTCGACGGGCGGCCAAGTGCGGCTCTACGCCAATACCAACGGCGTGCTGTATATCTCGACGGGCGGTCAACCCTACGGTCCCCTGGTGACCAGCGCCCTCGCGGCCGGCACGCACTCGATGGTGCAGTACAACAACAGCGGCTATTTCGGAGCCGAGGCTGCCTTCTACTACAACGACTCTTCCGACACGCTCACCGTGCCGAACATCACGGCCACGGGCACCACCTGGGGTTCGGTCAGTTCCAGCGGCGTCATCAGCGCCGTGAGATTTTATTCCAATGTCGGAGACGGAGAGTGGCAGTACCTGATGAACTCGCCCTGGCGCCAGTGGGGATTCCGCACTGGCGCCGATGGTTCGCAGCAGTGGGTTGATTACAGCGGGGGTAATGCTCCATTTCTGATCTACGGCCATACCAGCCCAGCGTCGATTCGCCTCGTTACGGGCGGCTCCGTGCAGGCCAACCAGTTCTATTCGCCCTATGCTGGCTTCGACGCGGTGAATGCCGGGAACGGCGGCTCCTACGCGCGTTCGCACCGCGCGGCGGTATACACCCAGATCGGCCAGAATTATGGGCAGGGCATCGCCTTTACCGGCGGGGATTCCCTGCAATTCGGGTGTCTGTTCTACGACACCAGCGTGGGCGTGGCGAAGATCTACATTTCTTCAGGCTGGCAGACGATCGCCACCGGCACCTTCAGCGGAATCACTTCGACGACGCAGCCTTCCTGGACCGCGACCAACAGCGGCTACAGTTACACGTTCAACAACAGCAACGGGAATTTCGTGGTGAACGGGCAAGGTGATCTCACCGCGTATGGCGTGATCACGACCACCGGACCTTCCGGTGGGTTCAACTGCACCGGCCAGCAGGCGAGGAATTCGATTCAAACCTATGGCGGGTTCAACGCCGGTTCGGGCGGCGGCGGCAACGGCGTGTACCAGATCGGCGGAAGCGACGTGATCAACAACTCGCGGCAGTTTGTCGGATATGGCGGCATCAATACGAGTGGTCACATGATCGCGAGCGGTAACTGCGTGGCGGCTTCGTATCAGATCAGCGGCGGGTATTATGGGCAGGACTATACTCTCTATTTCCCGCAAGGGTTTCAACTCAACGGCCAGCCGAAGAACTACATGTACTTCAAGGGCGGCATCATTTGGCAGGTAACTTAGGAGAACTTATGCAGATTGAAATTCCGATGCGGGCGCGGCTCTATCTGCTCGCGCTGATCGGCCAGGACTCAGGCGGCCTCGAAGACGAGAAGCGCATGATCGCGACCGAATTGCTGTACAAGATCGAATTGCCTCAGAACGAACTGGGCCTCTATGAGACTCCCATTCCGCAGGGCGGCGCGTACCTGCACCTCGACCGGATCGCGCAAGCGCCGGTCCTCGATGTAGACCTGACCGCCGCCGAGATCCGACGCGCCGTGGCGCTCCTCACCGAGTGGAAGAACTACCGCCCCGGCGATGATCGCTTCATCAGGCCGCTCCTCAAGAGCTTCCGCAACGCGCTCGAGGCCGGCGAAGACGCGCCAATCCCGCCGCCGGGGCCGGCCCTCGCCAAGAGAAAGTCCGCAAACGGTCTCTAGAGACCATTAGAAAGAAGGAACCATGAAACCCTCCGCAAAGAACACACCGCCCCCCGAACCCGTGCCGCTCGATCCCTCGAAGATCCTCGTCAGGGCGATGAAGGGCTTCCTCTACAGCCCGTGGACGAAGCGCCTCTATTACACGGTCACGCGCCAGGAAGTCGGGCCTTCCACTTACGAGCGCCCCTGGAGTATCAACCTGGGCTATGGCTTCGAGCAGCCGGTGTATCCCCTCAATCCCGTCGATTACTGCACACCGGAAACCGCAGACCAGGTGCTCCACTGGGCCAAGACGCAGTGGGCCGGTCTCACCTTCGATATCGTGGCTCCCACGCCTGACGGCTACGTCACGGTCCCGCAATACTGGCTCGTGGTCACCAACGGCGCGGACCTCTACGAGATCTACAGCGCGGGATGGTGGGCCTTCGATTACGACAAGGACGGTGCAATTGCCGCTACCGAGCAGCGCACCGCCGAACTGCGCGATGCGGGCTTCTCCGTTTAGCGAGGAGTAGACTTGTTGGCAACTCGCTGGTTGTATTTCCTAATCTCCGTATGCACAGACCAGCGAGGCGGGGCGGTCTTCAGACACTTCCGGCCGCCCTGTAAAAGAAAGGAACCCGTATGCCAATCATTCAGTTGCTGGTCCTGATCGTAGTGATCGGCGTGATCCTCTACCTCGTGAACACGTATGTCCCGATGGCAGCGCCGATTAAGACCATCCTCAATATCGTGGTCATCCTCTTCCTGTGCATCTGGCTGCTCTCAGTTTTCGGGCTGCTCCCCGGCGGCACGGTTCCCCGGCTCAAATGACAATTCCCGGTGGTAATGTTTAACGAAGAGGAATAGCCCGTGGCAAGCAAGTCAGAGAAGTACAACGAGCAGGACCGGCAGCTAGCTCAGGAGCGGGGCAACCGATTCAACTCCGAGGCCGAACAGCGAGCCTGGGTCCAGCGCCAGCGGCGCGGCCAGAAACAGCAACAGCAGGAAGAAGTCTACAACCCCATGATCGCGGGCCAGGGCGGCTATTCGCCCGAGGAAGCCGCCGCGATCCAGGGCGACTACGGCGGTCTTGCCACGACGCCCGAGGAGTACCAGTCCAACCTCCGCACGCAGCAAGAGCAGAACGATGCCGTTGGCGACCCGTGGTCCCGCGCGGTCTACTTCGACAAGGACGCGATGGAGGCGCAAACCGCCAGCGACAGTGATCGCGTGCGCGGCTCAATGGGCGGCTACCGGAGCGACGTGACCGGCGCGATGGGCGACTACCGGACTTCGATGACCGGCGCGATCGGCGACGAGACGGGCCAGTCGATTGATCCCGCGTATACGGCGCAACAGCAAGCCACGATCGGGCAGACCGGCGCTGACCGGCGTGCGGCGGTCGATCCCCGGCTCCTGCGTGCCGATGCGGGGGCGCTCGACACGATCCGCATGTCCCCCGAGGAGTACCAGCAAACTCTCGACGTGGCGGGGAACACAGTTGGGGAAGGCTATCGCGCGGCGGCTGACGATTCGGCTCGGCGTGCCAGAGCCGCGGGCGCGAGTGCGCTCGGCATAGGCGCGATGCGCGACCGGCTCGAGCGAGGCAGCGCCGTGGACCGCGGCGATGCCATGCTCAGGGCCAAGGTAGCCGCCGGGGCGGCACGCGCGGGACGCGCCGGGACCGCCGAGGAATTCCGCTTGCGCGGCGAAGAGTCGGCCTCCGACCGAGCGGCACGCGCGGCGATGGAAGCCGGTGGGTTTGAATTCCAGAACCGTTTCGGCATGGAGGACCAGCGGCTCGCCGCCGAGAAGGCGAAGCAAGGCACGCGGCTCCAGGTTGCCTCAGAGCTCGGCAAGGCCGGTCTCGGCGCGGCTTCCGAGCTTGGCCGAGCGGGGATCGGCGTCGAAGAAGGCGCGGCCCAGCGCGGCCAGCAGCAGCGCCAGTACGGCACGAGTCTAGGGACCGAGATGGCGACCGGCATCGAGCGCGACACGCAGTCCCGCAAGCTGGGGAACACGATGGACCGCCAAGCGCAGACGAGGGCCAACCAGGAACAGCGTTACGGCCAGGGCATGGGCATCCAGCAAGCCAAGACCCGCGGCGCTCAGACCGTGGCCGACCGCAGGGCGGCAGATGCGCAAGAGGGCCGTCAGTGGATGAACGCCGCGCAGCAGCAGGCGGCGCAAGAGGAAAGCGGCGAGTACGACCGGCAGATGAACGCTTGGCAGCAACAGGCGGGCCAGCAGCAGGGAACCACCGCGCAACAGGCGGCGAAAGAATCGCAGCCGAAACTGTGGGAGAAGCTCGGCAGTTTGGCAATCGGCGGTATTGGAACCGCCACCGGCCTCGGAGCATTCGGGAAAACAGCCCAGACGGCGATGGGCAAGAGATAGGAACCTTATATGCCATCAGAGTGGGTCAACGATATGCAGCCGGCCGGTGCGGCCCCGGCTCAACCGAAGCCGATGGGGATGCAGCAAGCCCCGATGGGAGGACAGGCGCAGCCGCGGCGTCCGATGGGACGCGCGATGGGCGGTCCCCCGATGGGCGGTCAACCACCGGCTGGCGCTCCTCCTCCCGGCGCTCCCCCTCCCGGCGGCGGTGGTCGATGGTGGCAAGGAATGGGCGGCGGGCCCGTCCGTCCTCCGGTAGGCGGTGCTCCCCCGGCTCCAGCTTCTCCTCCTCCGGCTGGTGGAGCGCCGCCCCCGGCGGCAGCGCAGGCATGGTCCGCTGCCGGTCAAGCCAACCGCTTTGCACCGCCTCCAGCCGCTCCAGCCGCTCCAGCCCCGGCGGGTGGCACGAGTATCCAGGCCGCGCCTCCCGGCGGAGCGAACCCAGCGTGGCAGAATGCCGCGCAGATGGCAGTAGGAAGCATGGGTGGTGGACGCAGCCTGCAGGCTGCTCAGGGCGGTCCCGATGCGAACGCGAGGGCGATGCAGATGGAGCGGAACGCCTACGACCGCCGCAGCCAACAGATGGGACCGGCGCCGCCCACGGGCGTGGCGTCTTACGGCGTGGGTCCGGTGGACGGGGACCGGATGGCCGCCCAGATGAAGGAGTTGAGCACTCGCGGAGACATGGGCGTGCGCGACTACATGGGCGACGGCGCTGGTGGAGTCGGAGCCGCCGCTGGCGGTGTCCCGTCAGAAGCCGGTGAGTACGACCGGCAGTTGTCGCAAGTGGACGTGGCTCGCGGAGCCGCCGACCAGCAGCAGGAAGCCGCCGATCAGCCGGCCCCCCCGCCCCCCGCTCCGCAGAGCAGCATTCAGGCGATGCAGGGCGACCGGGGAATGGGACGGGAGCGGCTGATGCAGCAGATGCGGCAACAGCAGATGATGCGCCGACCCTACGGACGAGGACGAGGACCCGCCACTTACTAAGCCATGCCATATCCGCAGCCGAACTACTGGGACGACCTGGAAGAAGACGACGCGATGTACGCGCTTCCTGCGAAGCGTCCCGGCTTCGATCCGCTGCGGACCCCGTGGGAAATGCAGAACGGCATGACGCCTCCGCTCCCGGCCCCGGCCCCGGCGCGGCCCCCGCTCGATATGCGGGCTCCTCTGCCAGAGGACAACAACCCCTACTCGTATGCAAGACTCGCCGCTCGACCGGCAGAGTCGATCCTGAAGCCTCCCTTCCCGGTGGCCCCGGCGGCAGAAGCGGCCATGCCCGAGCAGAGCGATCCGATCGGCTGGGAGACGCCGCCCCAGCTTCCGACGAGTCCGATGCCAGCGCCGCCCAAGATGAAGCGCGACTGGATCGACGCCGAGGACCCGTTCGTCACCGACTGGAACTCCGCAGCGGCGAAGCGGGACGCCCATATCCTCGAGAAGCCCAAGCTCGGCGGTCAGGAGTACGAGCGCCCCATGTGGCAGAAGGCCCTGATGACCGGAGCCAACGCCTTCGCGGGATTCATCAACGCGGGCCGGCGCACGCACGTCGATCCGATCTCGGAGAAGCAGATCCTGCGGCGCCCGAAATACGAAGCGGCGATGGATGCCTGGGAGACCAAGGGCAAGAGCCTCGATTCGCAGATCGACTCGATGCAGAAGCAGTACAACCTGAAGCGCCAGCGGAGCCAGGACGACTTGCAGCAGAAGCAGTTCATCCGTCAACAGGATCTCACCGAGGCGCAGATCGGAGCACAGGAGGCGCACGGCCGCTACTACGACGCCGCCGCCGCCGCCGCCGCCAAGGAAAAGGCACTCAAAGAGCAGGCCGACATGAACCTCGGCTGGGCGGTCTGGAATCCCAGGAACAAAGGCATCTATCCGAACTCGATCAAGCCCACGGCTGACGAGAAGCAGCCAAACACCATCGAAGCGGCGCTCATACATGGAACACCGGAGCAGAAAGCTGCGGCCCAGGCCGTCGAAGACAAGAGACTCGCCGCCCGAGCCAAGAAAGGCGGCGGCAGGCGGGCCGGCGATGATTTGACGGCGTACCAGACGCTCCAGCGGCAGGACAAGATCGACGCCAAAACCGCTGAGTACGACAAGCTGGAGCAGGGCAACCCGCTCGGCCCTGACGGCCAGACGCCGGTCCCAGGACTCCACCAGAGGGCGAGGGAGATCGGCGAGAAGATCAAGGCCGGTAAGGACAAGAAGGGCAACGCCTCCTACAGCGACTCCGACATTGAGCAGTACAACGCCATCAGGGCGAAGCTCCGCGAGATCTACAAGTTCAAGTTCGACAACGGCAAGATCTCGCGCGAACAGTACGATGCGTACTCGAAGGGCGTCGAAGGCGACTGGAAGCCTTGGGAACCGGAGCCTGAGAAGCCGAAGACCGAAACGCCCAAGGCTGGCTCGGACAAGATCGCCGGGGCGAAGCCCGAGGTGAAGGCTGCTCCCACGCCAGCGCCGCAGCCGGCCGCCACGCCAGCGGCATTGCCGCGAGGCCAGCACGCTGCAACCTCCCGAGGTCAGGGGCCACCGACGACGCCGCCCGATCCTCAAATCCAGATTAAGAGGCCAGACGGCTCGACAGGAACGATCCCATTGTCTATGTGGCCGAAAGCCCACTCGCTGGGCGCTGAGAGGATCTAGTGTTCGATGGCAGACCAATCAGATCCTTGGGCCGCGCTAGGGTTCAAGCCGCTGGCGCCGGTTCAGCCGCCCCCGGAAGACGACGAAGAGAAGAAGTGGCGCGAGCTCGGCTTTAAGCCAGCAGTAGGAGCGCCGGTCCCGAGCGCCGCCCCGGCCCCGGCTGGCCCCTCGCCCTTCACCGCCCCACAAGGTCCGTCCTACACCGCCGCCGACGTTCCCGGCGCCGGTCTCACCGGACTCCCCGGCGTGGGGAAGGTGGCTACGCCTTGGGATCTCGGCGGTCCCGGCCAGGGCCCGGGGGCCGTGCGCCGCCCTGCGGTCGAAGCGGGTGCACAGCGGCAACCGCTCAACCGGATCTCGCCCGAGTACACCGGACCCAACCGCACCTGGACCGGGGACAAGTTCGATCCCGCGGCTCCCCCTTCCCAGAACACACGGGTTCCCGCCTGGGAGGAATCGGACCCGTCCAAGTGGAAGCTGACCCAGCGCACGACACCGGAAGTTCCCGACTACCTCTCGACCGATGGCGCTCAGGGCCTCACGCGGGAATCCCCGGAAGCCCTCAAAGCCAGACTGGCAGAGCCAGATGAACCTGCTCCAGAAGCGGATGCCCCGGCGCTCGACCGCCTCTGGAAGTCTTTGAAGCAAGGAGCGCAGACCACGATTGCTGGGCGCGGCCAGGGCCTGCAGGCGCTAGCCCGCCCCCTTGACGCCAAGGGGATGCCGGGAGCGGATCTCGCCGCCAGGGCCGGGGAGTACGTCGAATCGAAGGCGATGCACGGCGTCAACCTGATGTCGCGTCCGTCTGCCACCGAACTGTTGAACGATCCGAACAAGACGTTTGGGTCCGTCGCTCAGTGGACGGGCGAGACGATTCTGGAAAACGCGCCGCAAATGCTGGCGACTATCGGGGCAGGATTGTTGATCCCCGGCGGCGGCGTCATAGACTCCTTCCTGGCAAACGCCGGGGAGCAGTTCAACGACCTGACCAAGAATGGGATGCATCCGGCTGAAGCCGGGAAGGTGGCGGTCGAAGGCTCCATCCTGGCTACGCCGATGGACTACCTCGTTCCTGGGAGGATCATCTCCAAACTCAGGAACAGCCCGCTACCGGAAGAACTCAAGAAGTCCATCAAACGGCGTGTCTATGAAGGAGCCAAGGAGTTCGGCTGGGAGGGCGTCACCGAGTCTGCCCAGAAAGCCGCGGCGATCTTCACCGAGGGGATGAATACCGGGAAGTGGCCGACCTGGCCTGAGTTCCGCGATGCCATGTTCGACGAAGGCGTGGCGGGGATGCTTGGGAGCGGCCCCTCGGTGACGATAGGCCAGATCGCCGAGCACCGGGACGAGATCAATGTCGGGAAGAAGCTCAAGGAATACCGGGACCACTTCGACGCGCTGACCAATTACCACAAGAACCGGATGGCTAACGGCGGCGAGGCGCTGGGGCAACCTGGAGTGCAGGACGAGGGCCCGGGTCTTGTTCCTCCGGTGGGCGAAGCGCCTCCTCCCGGCGAAGCTCCTCCCCCCGGTGCGGCTCCCGAGCAGCAACAGCCGGGAGTAGAGGTTGGCAGCGGGCCGGCCCCCGCACCCATTGTTCCTCCCCCGGTCACGCCCCCGCCGCCGGTCACGCCCCCTCCGGTCCAGCAACCTCCACCTCCTGGGGCGCCGCCGCCCACGGGCGACCCGGATGCGGTGACGCCAGAGACGCTGCCGGGATCGGACGAGAAGGCCCCCGAGAAGCCGCCGCCGCTCGAAGGGGAAGACCTCTACCGCGCGGTATTCGACGTTGCCGCCAGCCGGTCCCAGGTGGAAGTGCGCCACATTCAGCAGATGTTTGGTGTCGCGCCAGAAGCCGCCCAGGAAGTGCTCGACAGTATGGTGAAGGCCGGCGTCCTCGCGGCCAAGCCGCTGAATGACGGCACTACCAGCTACGTCAACCTCACACTGAAGAAGGATCGAGCCGGGAAGTCCCCGGTCACCAAGGGAACGCGAGTCAAGGATCAGCCTGAAGCGCCGCCGCCGGTAGCCGCGCCGCCGCCGGTAGGGACCGCGCCGCCAGCGCCAGAACTCAAGGGCGAGGAGGGCGAGGACCGTGTCGGCGTGCCGCCGCCAGTTCCAGAAGGAAAGGAGGACGTACAAGGACAAGAACCGCCGCCAGCATTGGGGCAGCCTGGACCTCCCACTGCCCCAGCGGCTCCAGAGCCGTCAACTCCGGTTGTCGAACCGTCAACTCCGGTTGTCGATCAAGGGGAGCCGAAGGACACCAGCGGGGAAGGCCAGAGTTCGCTTTTCCCAGGCATGGAGCCGCCCGCCAGGAAGGCGATGGACAGTGGCGTCACGCGCATGGACCCCAACGAGATCGAAGCCGATCCGGTGCGGTTCCAGTTCAAGCGCGATACCGGCGGCAAGGCAGGAGTCGGTGACGAACTCAAGGACCCAGACGTTCCCTGGAACGAGGAGCTTGGCGGCGTGCTCACCGTCTGGAGAGATCCAGCGAACGGCAAGACCTATGTGGTCAATGGACACCACCGGCTCGACAAGGCCAAGCGCATGGGAGTGGCCGGTGTAGACGTTCGCTACATCCAGGCCAAGGACGCGACGGAAGCCAGAGCCAAGGGCGCGTTGCAGAATATCGCCGAGGGCCGGGGGACCGCCATCGACGCCGCCAAGTTCCTGCGCGATTCGGGCTACACGCCCGAGCAGGTAAAGCAGGCCGGCGTCCACCTCAAGGGCGAGAAGGCGCGGCAAGGGACCGCGCTCGCCAAGCTGCCCGAGTCGCTCTTCGAGGAGCTACTGGCCGGGGATCTGAAGGTCGACAGGGCCACCATTATCGGCGAAGGTCTGGACAACCCAGCAGACATGGTAGCGATTGCCAAGGTTGGCAAGGACATGAACGACGGCCAGTTGGCCGAACTCATCCGACGCACCAAGGCCAAGGCCGCCGAGATGGAGTTGACCGACGAGCAGCGTGAACGGCTTCGCAAGGCCAAGGAAAAGGGCGACGACCAGGGGAGCCTGTTCGGGGATATGTTCGGAGACCCGAGCGGCGGGGGCCAGAGCCTGGAAGTCCATGAGGCGATCCTCAGCGATGCTATCAAGAAGCGGCTCGGTCAGGAGAAGCGGATCTTTGGCACGGTAGGCAAGAAGGGCGTAGGCCAGACGCTCGCGCGTGGCGGCAACGTCATCGAAGAAGAGCAGAACCGAGCCATCGCCGCCGATGCCGCTCAGGCTTTGGAAGTCTACAACGCCCTGAGCCTGAAGTCGGGCGATATCTCGAAAGCCCTGACTGCCGGCGCGGTCAGGATACAGGGCGGGGAGAAGCTCTCTGCCGTATTAGAGGACACCTATGCAGCAATCAAGGCAGCCATCATACGAGAAACTGGGGGAGGAGGTCCGAAACCGGACGTTAGCGGACCTACGGGAGTGGATCGAGGGGGGCCACCTCCAGATACCGGACGGGGAGGTGGAACTCAGCAACCCCAGCGAGGAACCTCTCAAGCCGCCCCCGCTGGAGTAGGACCGAAACTCCCGAGGGAACTCAGCGGAGCCGCGCCGCGGTACGGCGCCCACGAACTGAACTTTGAATCCGACGTAGATCGCGCGGCGTACATCACGGCGCAGCAGAAGCGATCCGCGCGGGATTCCGAGTATGTGGACTTCGTCAAGAAGCACACCGGGATGACCCCGGCCCAGGTCAGGGCGCACGGCGGGAAGGTTCGCGCGGCCATCAGGGAGCAGATCGAGGACACCAACGCCGATCCCGCCGATGGACCGCTGACGGTCCCCCGCCAGGATACCGGAGGACTCTCGCAGCAAGCCGCCGAGCGCGAAGCGCCGGGAGCGGTCCCCTCGCCCGAGCGCAAAGGCGGCACGCTCTTCAGCAGATCCCAGAAGCAGGAGCAGCCGGGGCCGGTTACCTCGCCCGAGGGAACCCAAATCCCCGATTCCGCGCTCTGGGAGGCCGAACACAACTTTAGGACGGCAACCTTCCGCTTCCCCAAGAGGGGAGCCCAGAGCCGCACGGTCTATGCGAACCAGGGCGGCATGTACATCATCCAGCTTTTGGGCGGCGGGGACCGCGTGGAAGGCTCCTCGATGGACGACGTTGACGTTGTCACCTTAATGACGACGCTGGACCGCGACGGCGGCGAACTGGCAAACCTCAAAGCCGGTAAGTACGGCCTGAGCAAAGCCGCCCTGGACAACCTGGAGAAGCTCCGCGATCAAGTAGCCAAGTACCGGGAGACGGCGGGCCCGGGCGCCGGCTTGAATTTCGTTCGCGCCCAGAAGTACTTCTCGGACGACATTCGTAACACCGTCCGCGAAGAGTTGATGCACGCCGCGCAGCGCGTGGCTGCATTGAAAGACCAGGTCATGGAAGACCTGATGAAGACGCCGGTCTTCGCCAAGGCCGCCGAGGCGGTGAGGGAGATGGGGTACGAGGCAGATCCCATTCAGGACTTCAAGGAAGTCACCGCCAAGATACTCGCGGGGACCTCGCTCGGCCTCACGATGGACGAGCGCGTGGAAGTTGCGCAAGCATATAGGCAGGCGTTGCTCGACGCGCATGGCGAGGACGCGATTGTCCTGTTCCGGTACGCCAAACCCGGAGAGGTGAAGGAGGCATTCCGTGGCAGCGAAACGACCAAGAAAGATACTGGCCGCGCCGAAGGGGTTCAGCCGAAAAGCGGTGTCGAACTTCAACGCGGCCCAACTGGCGGCCGAGAGGGCGAGGGAGGAAGGGAAGGACGAGAACGAGGCGTTCGCAGACTCGCTGAAGAAGCAGTGGGGCCGAGACGCGGAGAACAAACCGCCCTTGAACTAGAGAAGCAGGAGCAGCCCGACGACGCCGCCAAGCTGCTCGGCGAACGGCTGACGGCCGGCTTCGCCACCGAGCTTACGCCCGAGGAGAAGCAGCGCAAGCTCAAACCGGCCAAGGACGCGCAGCAGGATCTGTTCGGGGACAAGGATGCGCCGCGCCAGGGTACGCTGTTCTCGCGCAGCAAGACGGGGCCGACCAGCGCGGACTTCGTTCACAATACGGCCAAGGCGTTCATGGGCGATATCGCCCGAGGCAAGATCGGGATCAAGAGCGTAGAGCAGGCTATCGTCGACAGGTACGGCGAGAAGCACCGAGCCAAGGCCGCCAAGGTTGTCGATCAGATCAAGGAGTGGAAGGCCAACCCCGTCCGGTTCATACCGGAGGAAATGTCGACGCGCCTCACCACCGCGGATAGCGCGACCGAGGATTCCACCGAGAACCTGACGCTGACCGGCGACGGGTTCAAGAAGTACGACGAGCCCGCCGAGGTGGCCGCGCCGCTGATCCTCAAGTACCCGCACCTCAAGGGCAGCACGGAGACCGATCCCAAGAAGATCGTCCGCGACTTCACCAAGTTCGTTGAGGACAATCTGGTCTGGCTCTATGACCGCTACAAGCGAGAATGGGGCGATCTCCTCCAGCGGTCCAAACTCTGGTACGACGGGGGCCGCAAGATCGCCGAGCGGTTCGCCGAGCAGTTCGACTCCGAGGCTCATCAGGTTGCCGCAGTGATGGCAACCCTCTCGCCGATGAAGGACTGGTTCCAGAACGTGGACCTGGCGCGGCGCACGCTCATGTTCTGGAAGCAGCGCGAGTCCTCGGTCTGGGACGACAAGATGGAGGGCGGCTATCAGAGGATGGTCGACTCCAACAACCGGACTGAGATCACGAAGAAGCGGGACGCCAAGGCGGCGGGCAAGCCCTATACGCCGTCGACGAAACTCAAGGACGGCTACGATCAGATCAAGGGGAAACGCTGGACCGATCTGACCGATCCTACCCTCAAAGCCTTCTGGCTGCGCATGTGGGACGAGGGGAACAACGAACGGTCCTTTGATGTACTCACGCCCGAGGGCGAACCCCGCGGCAAAGGCAAAAAGCTCGATGGCACGGATGCGAAGGTAGTCTGGCAGTCCCTGGACATGATCGCCAAGGCCATCTCTGTCCTAGAGAATCCGACTCTTGAAAACATCAGCGATCAACTGGGCAAGCAGCACAAGGTCCGGTCCTTCTATAACAACCTTGTCGACCCGAACAACCCGAACCTCCATGTCACCGTCGATACCCATGCCGTAGCCGCCGGGACCTTGCGGCCGCTGGCCCTGTCCGATCAAGCCGTCAAGGACAATCTAAGCTCCCCGTCCACGGTGACCGGCGAGGCTTGGACCTATGGCATCCATGCGATTGCCACGAGGCGGGCCGGCCAGCGGCGCGGACTTCTAGGACGCGAGATGCAGTCGGTCACCTGGGAAGCCGTGCGCGGCCTGTTCCCTGAGACATGGAAGAATGTCGACAACAAAAGACGGGTCGATGCTATCTGGGAAAAGTATGCGTCAGGTACAATAACAGTAGACCAGGCGCGGGAAGAAATCTATGACCTCAGAAAAAGCACAGCCAACGGAAAAGCCATCATACCGCCCGAGTGGTCCGATGAGTATGAGAGATTTCGAGAAGCTGAAAGACAGTTATCCGCTTCTGAAGTATCTGAAGAAGATGGGGTATCCCTTGACGAGAGCGGAGTACCTGGAACTGGTGTTCGCAGGGGGAGAGCCGTTCGATCACGACAAGCCGCTGGACATAGAGGTCGAAGTGGAACTACCGCCCCCGTTCAGGCATCCGAGCATACCGGAAGCGACCGAGAGGTAACCGCCCCAACCTCAGACTCAGACGCCAAGCTCTCCGAGAGCGCCGCTGGCGATCTGAAGATGGGGACGTACTACACCAACCCGCCCCAGACTCCCAAGAAGCAAGCCTTCGAGAAGGCGATCTTCCGATGGGAGAAGACCACTCCCCCCGGCAAGCCTAAGCGCATGGCCTATCACGTAGGCAGCGGCACGATCTATCTCAATCGGGCCGGTCTCGACCTGATCTCCCACGTAGCCAAGCTCCAGAGCGTCAACGGCCTCTCCGGGGCCCGGGCGGGGTGGACTAACGTCGCAGAGAAGATCTTGAAGGACTTCCTCCACAATCCTGTGGAGATGGCGCGGGTAGGCCCACGCGCCGAGGCGAACCTCAGACAGTTTAGGAATGACCTGGTTGAGTGGATCAACCAGACCAAAGACGCGACCGAATCGCTGCAATTTACCCTGGCCCAGAAGGGCCCTAACATACCGGGGCAGCGGCTCCCGATGAAAAGATCGACGGCCCGTGAAGAGTTGATCCACGCCGATCAGCGCAAAGCTCCGCTGGATGCGGCTGAAGAAGAACGTCTCATGAAGCTGCCGGTCTTCAAAAAGGCCGGGGACTGGCTGCTCACCACCGCGGGGGGATATGCGGGCCGTGATGTACATACGATCTTCACCGAGGTCACCGCGAAGGTACTGGCGGGCGACAATATCCCGACTCTGACTCAGGCCGACCGCATCGAGATCGCCAGAACTTACCGCGAGTCGATCATCGCCAAGCACGGCGAATCGCACATTCTCCTGTTCCAGTATGTCCAGCCGGGGGACATGAAGAACACGTTCCGCAATATCAATCAAGGGACGGCCACCACGACGACCGCTACTCCGACTCCCCCGGCGAAGCCGCCACCGGCCCCGTCCCCGCCGAGCCATCCTACCCATGCGCCGGTCTGGACGCCCACGCCCCGGCCCACGCAGATGGGACTGTTCCCGCCCACGACCACCACCACGGCGCCGGCCAAGCCATCGACGCCGTCCAAGCCGCTCTCGAAGCCCGTGCAGATGACCTTGTTCGACGCCGCTGCGAAGGCCGAGGCGCGGCTCCGCAGCATGGGCATCTCCCCGAGCTACTCCGGTCAGTTCACCGATCCGAGAGTCATCCGCAACATGGCGCTGAAGATCGCCATCGACGTGGCGCAGGGGAACATTGACGGGAAGAACTTCACCAACGAGATCGTCGACCGATTCGGGCGCGGCTCAAGGAGCGTGGCACGCCAGGTCTACCGCCAAGCCCAGGCCACGTCCCGGCACGCCGCCTCGACCGGCACGGTCAACCTGCGGGAATCGGCGGCTCCGCAGGCGCTGACCACCACGCAGCAGCCGGTCCCCGGCTCGACCACGCTGGGCGGCACGCCGAGCCAGCCCTCGACACGGTTCCTTGAGATCCGCGACCGGCAGAGGGCGCGGCGCTCGGAAGGCGACAAGAGCGGCTGGGAGAAGTTCAAGGGCGGTCTCCTGAAGCTCCGCGACATGTTCGGGCGGCAGTTCGTCCACCTCGCCAGCGGCGCCCGATTCGCCGAGTTGCGCCAGCGCCTCAACTTCGTATCGAAGGCGCAGGGGACCTCCGTCCACAAAGCGGCCCAGGCCATCATCGACCAACTGGAGAAACTGTCGAAGGAAGAGTACACCGAGTTCATCGAAGTCGTCACCTACAACGACATGTGGGAGCGCGTGAAGAAACAGGTGGCCGAGGGCAATCCGGTCCTCGACAAGGATCTGTGGTGGGGCATCTCAGACACCCACGAACTGGCCGCGCTCAGGGCCGAGGCGCGGGCCCGGGCGCAAGCCAACCCCAAGGTCACCGCGGCGCTCAACATGCGCCAGCAAATGTGGCCGCAGATCCGCAAGGACTATGTCGCGGCCATGAAGAAGGCGGGCGTCGACGTTTCCAAGGCCATCTCGCGCAAGGACTACTTCCGACACCGCGTCTGGAAGCACCTGGAACTCAAGGAAGCGGCCGGCAAGACCGTGGCGCAGGGCGGCGGCTCGCGCTTCACGCTGCCCACGGCGAGGAGTTGGCTGAAGAAGTCCGAGGTCAACCAGCACGACTATTCGCTCGACTACATCCGCGCCGAGTTCCAGGTGCTCTCGGAGATGATGTATGACACCGCCCGAGCCAACTTCATCGGCTGGCTCAAGGACGAGTCGGGCCACAACATTGCCAAGGATCTGATGAAGCAGGCGGCGGCGCACAACAAGGCCGCCATCATGCCGATCTTCGCCAGGATGGCGCGGTACTACAACAACAAGAACCGGGGCCGCGGCGTGTCGGTGCAGACCGCCGAGTCGATGTACCAGCGCGTGATGCGGATGAAGCCGAAAGATCCCGGCTGGCGCAAGCGGGTCACCAAGCGGCTCGCCGGGGCCGAGTACGTGGGGAGCCTCGAGAAGGCGCTCAGTACCTTCAAGTCGGAGACGCACGAGATCTACACCGCGGACAAGCGCGAGCACTTCTACGTGGCCGCTTCGATCCCCGACAAACTGGCCGAGGCCATCGCCGCGCAGGGCATGGGCCAGGTCACCCACGATCAGGTCCGCAAGATCATGGCGAAGGGTTCGCGGCAAGGACAGATGGTCCTGCCCAAGGAAGTCACCGCCACGCTCAGGGAGTTCATGCAGGGACCGTCAGGGACCGCCCAGGAGTGGGCCAGCAAGATCGGGAGGAAGCCGCTCGAGTGGTGGAAGATGGGCAAGCTCATCCATCCCGGCTCGGTGATCAAGTACAACCTGCGGAACCTCTCAGGCGATCTGGAGCGCGTGCTGGCGGTCAACCCGCACGCCGTCACCCATGTCGGCACGGCGCTCAAGGAGATCATCGAGTTCAAGAGGACCGGCAAGATGCCGAGTCCCGAGTTCAAGGAATGGTGGGAGCGCGGCGGCATGGACTCCAACCTCCAGGTGGCCGAGATCGGCGAGGTCAACAAGCTCCGCAAGCTGGAGCACCTCCTGCTCGATCCCGATACCAACCTGGGCAAGAAGGGCGTCAACGGGGCCATCAATCTGTGGCGTGCGACCTGGAACGTCTCTCGCGCCGGGACCGATATCCGCGAAGGGATTCTGCGCTACGCCACGTTCATCGAGTACCGGAACCAGATCTCGACCAACGGGGGCCGGCCCAAGAACTTTGGAGCCTCGCGCCGCGAAGAGGTGATGGCGCTCCGCAACCGCAACGACCGTGCTTACAAACTGTCCAACGACATGATGCTCGCCTACGACGAGGTGAGCGCCGGCGGTCAGTTCATGCGCCGCTACCTGATCCCCTTCTGGAGCTTCCAGGAGCAGAACGCGCGGGCCTACAAGCGCATCGTCGCAAACGCTTGGCACGACGGGCGGCAGGGCGCGGCGCTCGGATACGCCCTGGCCGGGACTGCCGGGGCGGCGGCGCGGATCGGCGCGTATACGGCGATGAAGCTCGCCTCCACTTCGATGCGGCTTCTGGCGCTCAAGACGCTGACCGAGTTGTGGAACAACTACATGATGGACGACGAGGAAGAGGATCTTCCCGAGAGCGTCCGCAAGTCGACCCATATCATCCTGGGCCGCGATTCCAACGGCAAGGTGCGCGTGTTCAACCGGCTCGGCACGATGGACGACCTTCTCGAGTGGGGCGGCCTCGAAGCCGCGCCCTTCTACGCCCGCGAGTACCTCAACGGGCGCATGGATTTCAAAGACCTCGTGGAGCAGACGACCTTCCGCATGTGGGGCAAGCCGATCCCGCTGAAGTCGGCGGTCAACAAAATCGCGCAGGGCTTCACGCCGTATGTGAAGACGACCGGCGAGTACGTGTTCGGGCGCACGGCGTTCCCCGACGTGTTCAAGCAGCGCGAGATTCGGGACCGCGGCGAGTACCTCGCCCGCGAGCTCGGCATGGTTGGTCTCTATAAGAAGGCCATCGCCAAGCCGCAGGAGAAGTTCCTCTCGCTCGACAAGCTGATGGACTTCGTGATCTATCGGTACGATCCCGGCGAAGTCCACTACAACAGCTTCCGGTATGACAAAGTCGCGAAGTGGGGCGCCGAGAACGGCAAGGACGTGGGCGGCGGCGGCTACTCCGTGAAGAAGTCTGCCGAGGCGCTCTATGATTTCCGCATGGCGGTGCGCTACGAAGACAAGGCCGCGATGGCGACGGCGCTCGAAGCCTACAAGGAAGCCGGTGGAACCAAGCAGAACCTGAAGAAGTCCATCGAGCGGCTCCATCCGCTGGGGGCGCTGACCAACGCTACCCTGAAGCGGGACTTCAAGAACTCGCTCACCGCCCAGGAGAAGGAACAACTCGAGAAGGCCGAGACATACTGGCGCGAGCACTTCAAAGCGAAGGAATCTGAGATCATGGCTGCGGCCACGACCGCCAAACTGCCGTACAAGAAAGCGAGGAAACCGTAAATGGTGCAAGGTCCATACAAGAGAAGCAGCACGATCACGCCGCACGACACCAACCCGATCAACGTCCCGTGCGAGGCCATCCTGGCCGATACGGGCGGGACGCTCAACGTGGTGGATCGGCTGGGTGTCACCTCCACGATCACGCTGGTCACGGGCGTGCCGCTCGAGTTCGTGCCGCGCATCGTCAAGACGGGCGGCGTGGCCGCCGGTCTGCACGCGCTTTGCAGGTAGGATATAAACCATGCTCGTAGAGGATCTGGAAGTCTACCAGGGCGACGATATCTCGGTCACCGTCACGGTGAAGAACGCTGACGGCACGGCCGCGAGCCTCGCTGGGTTCGTGGCCAAGGCCCAGGTGCGCAAGACCTCGGCTGACTTTGGAGTGGTGGTGGCCGAGTTCACCGCCACCATCCAGGCGAACGTCATCGCGCTCTCGTTGACCAATGCCCAGACCGTCAAGCTCGCCGGTCCTTACTACTGGGACGTGCAGATCAAGAGTCCCGCCGGGGCGGTGACGACACTCGCCCGAGGCCGGCTCCTCGCCACCGAGGAGATCACGCGCGAAGCCGGGGCCGAGGTGGTGATGGTGTGACCAAAGTCGTCGAACTGATCGCGACTCTCGATCATCCGCAGTTGCGCGTGACGCTCGGCATACCGCCAGCGATGACCGCCGTGCTCGCCGCGGGGACGCCGATTCCAGGCCCCCCCGGTCCTCAAGGGATTCCCGGCCCGATCGGTCCTGCCGGTCCCCCAGGTAGTCAAGGTGTCCCCGGTCCCCCAGGTAGTCAAGGAATACCCGGGCCCACTGGCCCTGCCAGCACGGTCCCCGGTCCCACAGGTCCCACAGGTCCCAAAGGCGATACCGGGAGCACCGGAAGCACCGGAGCCACAGGTCCGACCGGAGCCACCGGCCCCCAAGGCGACCCCGGCGTTCCCGGTAGCCAAGGTCCGGTTGGTAGCACCGGAGCCACCGGAGCCCAAGGCCCGAAAGGTGACAAAGGCGACCCAGGTGTCCAGGGGCCCTCAGGCCCAGCCGGAGCCGTCAACGTCCAGGACGAGGGCACGGCCAGGACTCCGCGAAACTTCCTGAACTTTGTCGGCGCTGGAGTGACTGCCACCGACAACGCCGCCTTCGACCGGATCGACGTGACGATCCCTGGCGCCGTGGCCGGTGCGGGACAGACGCCGTGGCTCCAGGACATCGACGCCTCGGGTTTCAAGCTCAACAAGGTTGGCGGGATCGGCATCGGTCCTGCGGTGGGTGCGCAGAGCACCATCGGCATCTTCGTGGACGGCACGGGCTTCCAAGACGGGTTCCGGCAGTTGAACGCCAGCCCGAGCGGCGCCCCCGGCTGCTCCTTCCAGAACGATCTCGGCACCGGCCTGAATATCCGGGTTTATGGTTCGGCCCGCTTACCGGCGAATATAGCCGTCATCGAGACGTTCGGTCCACTGGCCTTCATCCAGAACAGCGCCGAGGCGATGCGGCTCGACATCGCGGGCCGCGTAGGCATCGGCAAAATTCCGAGCGCGTACAGGCTGGAGGTGGCTGGAGACGCGGACGTGACCGGAACCTACAGGGTTAACGGTGTCCCGCTGGCCGTAGGCGTCTCAAGCGTGTTCGGCCGCTCTGGCGCAGTCGTCGCGGCGGCGGGGGATTACACCGCAGGGCAAGTTACGAATGCGGTTTCGAGCATCGTCGCTTACGCCGATCCATCGTGGATCTCCTCGTTGGCCTATGCCAAGATCACGGGAGCTCCAGCGGCGGGCGTGCCTACTTCGAGGCAAGTGATCGCCGGGACCGGCATGTCTGGCGGCGGCGCACTGACTGCGGATGTAACCCTCAACGCGCTGCCCATGATCGCCAGCGGCGCGACGGGGCGCGGCGGCACTGTGCCCACGCCAGGAGCGACGGCGGGTTCCACTAAGTTCCTCCGCGAGGACGCGACGTGGGGAGTCCCGGTGGGCGCGGCCCAGACGCCCTGGCTGAGTGACATCAACGCCGCGGGCTTCTCGCTGAACAACGCAACCCAAGTCGTTGTTGCTAGCTCGGGCGCTAATATAGGATTCCTGACGGGAATGCCGACCGAATGCCGGTTGGCTTCTAGCACTGCCAAGACCCTCCGCTGCCAGGGGGAACCACTTATCCTCGATGGCCTCACCTATGTGGCGATCCAGACCAATTCTCCTCTTACCGAGAAGATGCGGATCACGGCGGCGGGTCTTGTCGGCATCGGCAAAACACCAGCCACCTACAAGCTGGAAGTGTCCGGTGACGCAGACGTGACAGGTGTATATCGGGTTAACGGTGTGCCGCTGGCTCTCGGGCAACCGCAGACACCGTGGGCGCAGGACGTTAACGCGGCGGGCTTCCGCCTCGACCGTACTGCCGGTGTGAGTATGACCGCCGAAGCCGGGTTCGAATGGTGGCTAGGCTCTTTCACCGCAGTGGGTCCATTCCAGGTGGTGCATCGCAAGATATCGGACACGACCTGGACCGCCCCGTTCACCATCGCAGAGTCTGGAAACGTAGGCATTGGCACCACCAACGTTAGCTCTGGACGCTTCACTGTCGAAGCGGCCACTGACCGTGTGCTCATCATCCGGGGCGACCCGGCCTCATTTGGCTTCCCTCCCGGCCTCCTCGGCCCAATCCTCGAAGGTGTCACCTCTGCCCAGAGTGCCTTTGCTCCCATCACACTTACTGCCACGACTATTAACCTGATGCCATTTGGCGGCTCCGGTGTCGTTGCTGGCGTAGGCATCGGCACAACTGCCCCCGGCCATGCGCTCGACATCGTGGGTAACTGCAACGTCACCGGCCAATACCTTGTCAACGGTGTGCCACTTAGTACCGGCGGCTCCCAGACCCCGTGGCTACAGAACATCGACGGCAATCAAAAAAACCTGCTCAATCCGCGCATCATCTCGATCAATGCGTCCTCAGTCAACGAGCATTTCTTGATGGTGAGCGGCGCGACCACAACCGCCACCGCGACGTTTATCAACAGCATCGGCACCACTGACGGGGCCAGCATGAGGTTACGCCTCGGTCCACATAGCGGGTTCATTGCCAATCCACAGTTGAGCGCGTATGTTGAAGCAATCTGCGATGCGTCAGGCATGGCCCATCTCGCCTTTGGCACCTATGGCGGCGCGGCATATGAGCGTATGCGGATCAACCAAGACGGCGGCATCGGCATCGGCATGGTCTGCGCTCCCGGCGTGAAGTTAGATATCAACGGTTACCTCACGCGGATGACTGTCCCCGGCGTGGACTTCCGGTTCAACTGCAACACCACATGCGCCATCGGAACGGCCACCGCGCACCCGTTGCAGTTCTATACAGGCAATGTTCAGGCCATGCTCATATCGGCGACTCAATTAGTCGGTATCGGCCCAGATACGCCAACCTCTAAACTCACTCTCTCTGGTGGCCCTATGGAGATACGCGGTGGCAGTGCCATCATGTTCCGTCCCCCGGACAACTCCTATCACTGGGAGATAAGCTCTATCGCAGCCGGACTCCAATTGAGATCGGGCGGCGGACCTATCGGCATGACCATAAACGCGAGCGGTCAGGTTGGCATCGGTCAAATGAGCGCGCCATATCAAACTCTCTCGATTATTGCCCCAGGCACGATCACCAGTTTCGCCCCTGCCGGGTATCAAGTGCGAATTGGTGAGTCATCCAATAATGGTGCTTATGGTCTGGGCCTGGGCTTCTGTTACATCAACGCCGTCTGGTCAAGTGTCCTGCAAACCGCCCCCGCCCCCGGCCCCATGTTCATCAACCCGCTTGGCGGCAACGTCTGTATAGGCAACATTGGCCCAATGCTCGTCTCCCAGCCCACTTGGGTCAACCCCACCAACCCGCTAGTGATCGTCCCGACCGCCAACCCCACCAACTTCACCAAAGCCCAGCAACAGGTGCTCATCTGCGAGGGTTCCGCCAACCCCGGCTACGGAATGGCAATGGGCTACTCCTCCTATGCTGGCGGGTTCTACGGTGGCTCCATCCAGGCATGGCACGCCGCTGGAGTAGGTACGTTGTACCTGAACCCGTCAGGAGGCAATATCGTCATGGGGAATTCGGCACCCGGTGGAGCAGACACAGCGAATATGCCGCTTGGGACAATGATGATCTACTACAATCATACGAACAGTTACTTGTATTTCTACATCAAAAGAACCGATACCCAAGTGATAAGATCGGCTGCTTTTTTATGTCAATAGAAAGAGGTTAAGATGACTTACACAGAAAGTGCCGCGCTCATGAGCAATCAGGACTTCCGCGGCCGCGTCCAAGTGGCCGTTTTGAAGTACGCCGATAGCATCATGATCGAGGCATCATCAGTCCCAGCGCATAACACGCGCGAGCGGTGGGCAACGCAAGCGATGCAGAACCCGCAGATGGTGGCAGGGCAGATTCAGCCGCCCACTGTGATGGACCCAGCGGTCCAGCAGGACGGCGCGGCGGTCACTGACGCGGCTCTCCAGGCTGCGGTGGAGGGCGTCGTTAATAAGTTAATGTAGTGAGTTCATGCAAAGCCTGACCTTGCCGTTTTACCAGCGCGTGTTTTTGTGGAACATCATAGGCAATCACGCCGCCCCCAACCTCAAGGAGGCCAGCGTGGGTCTGCGCGTCATCGAGAAGCTCAGGCTCACCGACGAGGAGCAGTTGGAAAGCAAGTTCGCCGTCAACGGCCAGCAGTACGGCTGGAGCCTTCCCAGCGAGGACTACGGGACCAAGACCGTGGACCTCGAAACCGACGAGGGGAAGTCGCTGGCGGCGGCAATCGAGGCCGCGCCTACGCGCGTGATGGACGCCGTCTGGTTGCAGCCGATCGTCGACAAGCTGACCGCTTCGCCCAACGGCGCCGGCCCTTCTTAGCTGTTGCACCACTTTGCGCAAAGCCGTATATTGGTTGTGCGCAAAAAGCATGGAAAGCAACGGCTTTGGTAACGAGCAAGAGCGTGCCGCCATCCTCAAATCTCAACCCGGGCTCCTGAGCCGCGTAGCAGAGCGGCTCGGCATGTCCCCGGCGGCGGTGTCGCGGACCTTCCACGGCGTGACCAAGGAGGTCAACCCTCGGATCGTCGAAGCCCTCCAGCAGACCATTCAGCGCAGAAGGAACACGAGGTGATCAATGTCCGAACAAGATCAAGCTCTGGTGCGTAGCCCCGGCCAGGTGGCCTACAACGAGATGGGCGAGGTGGTGACCACCAGCGCCATCGACGTGGCCGCAGCAAGCCAGGTGGCCTACGCCCAGCAGACCGTCCAGGCGCGGTACGTGATGGCGCTCAAGCGCCCGAGGAACGAGGGGCTCTTCCGCTCGAAGCTCATGCTGGAGGTGGACAATCCCGACTTCGCCTCCATCTGCGAGTACAGCAGACCCGTGGGCAAAGAGAAAAACGCGCAGGGCAAGTGGGTGGAGAAGATCGCCAAGGGCCCTTCGATCCACTTGTTGAGGACGGCGCTCCGGCTCTTTGGGAATAACACCGCCGAGCCGATGATCATCACCGAGACACCGGACTTCCGCATAGGCTCGGTGACGATCAGTGACTATGAAAACAATTTCCACGTCGTCCGAACTTTCACCATCGAGAAGCGGATCGAGAAGCGCGGCTTCCAGAACCGGCAGACCGGCACGGTGGACCCGCCTCCCGGCAGGGAGATTCTCGGCACGCGCGTGAATACGGATGGTGAAGAAGTCTACATCTGCCGCATGACCTTGGACGAGCTTCGCAAGGAAGAGTTGCGCCAGACCGCCTTAGCCAAGCGTGCCGCCGCCGAGGAGTTCCTGCCGCGGCATATCATTCGGGCCGCGCTCCAGCGGGCGGTCCAGGTCACCGAGGACCAGGATGCCAAAGATCCCCTCGCGGCGAAGAACAAGCTGATCGATGCCTTCGCGAGCCTGAAGATCCTCTCGACGGAACTGGAACACTATCTCGGCCACTCGCTGGATCGCCTCACGAGCGACGAGCTCAGCGTGCTCCGCGGCGTCTGGTCCCGCCTGTCGAACGAGGAGGTGACGTGGGAAGAGTGCCTCGCCGAGCGCAATCCCACGGGTTCGACCGAGGACGCCGAGAAGGTCAGGGCCGCCAAGCTCGCCGCTCTCAGCCAGCCGGTGCAGGGCGAGAAGCAGCCGGCCGGTGCACCCGCCCAGATCGCCAT